GGAATGATATATAATACATTAAGAATGGTTCCAGCAGCAGCATTTTTCGCAGGACAATGATTTATGCATATACGTATCTCTGAACTAAATCCAGAAACAAAAACCCCACAAATAATCCTTTTCAATAAGATTAAAAACAAATCTTTATCTTGGACCACAAGCAAACCAGCTAACGTATCAGAAACACGTTCTCTTCTTGAGAAAATGGTTAAAGCTTGTTTGTCTGATGATGGTGTAGGTCTTGCCGCACCTCAAATCAACATCTTCAAGCAAGTATTCATTATTCGTGAGATGGATGCCGATAACAAGCCTCTTGAAAGCTTTATAGCCTATTTCAATCCGGAATGGAAGGCGGTAGCTGAAGAAGGCAAGGAACAGGGCATAGAAGGCTGTTTAAGCGTTCCTGGGCTACCATTTGAAGTATCTAGATGGAAGACAATAGATGCTACATGGTTAGAGCTTCAAGAGGACGGAAGCTTTGTTGAACGCAAAGAAAGATTTACTGGATACATGGCAAGAGTATTCCAACATGAACATGCTCATTTAAGAGCAAGAAGCATTGTTGATGATGGTAAACCTCATGGCGATGATAAGCTTATAACAGAAGATAAGAAACAGCAAAAGGTTTTGAATACCGGTGCTAATCTTAAAGCTAAAGCTGTTAAAGTAGGTGGCGGCGCTTCTGGAGCAAGACCAAAATATAGCTGAAATAAAAAAGGGAAGTTTTTACACTTCCCTTTTCCCCTGCTTGAATGGTATAAAATATAAATATCAGGTTACATTAACAGTTACCAATCCATCCTCTTCTTTTTTTAATTTTGCTGAAACAGTAAGAATACCATCTACACATTCAGCTTTTAAAGTAGCTGTGTCAATGCCTGGCATAGAAACTCTGTAAGCTACAGAACGGGTTCCGTGTTTACCAGATACGGAGAGGATATCTTCTTTCCAAGATACGGATAGCTTATCTTTTGGAATGCCTGGAACTTCATAAGACACGGAGGCTACTCCGTCTTTAACTCTTACAGGTGTAGCATAAGCTGTAGGTGATAGTTCTCTGGCGTCTGACCAGATATCGTTAAGAAGGCGATCAAGAGCACGAGTTGAGTATAATGTTATCATAGTTTATCTCCTTTAAGTTATAGCGCCGATTGTGTTGACGCTGTGACAAACCCAAAATAAACATGGAGAAAAACTTGTCAAGGGGGTAGATGAAAAAATTTTATGGAAGCTTAAAAAAGAAAAAGGAGCGCCTTTTTAGGGGCACTCCAGTTTCAAGCAGGAGAAATCATAGCTATATGATTTGTTTAAATATGCGATTAAAACCCAAAAAATGTATAATAAATAGTCAAACAAGGGTTCCTTTTGTGTATTGATCGGGGAAAAATAAACAGATTGCATCATATAAACCATCTAATGCATTTCCAGTAGCATATGAAGCAATATCCTCTTCAGTCCATCCTGGTGCAAAATAGAAACCATGATAGACAAAGTTTCTTAACATTTGAAGTTCTGGTTCCCAATCAACTTGCAAACCACCTTCAAAATCTAATATACGATCTCTTTCTCTGATGTTAAATGTAGTTGGCATAATCAAAACTCCGTTTCAATATACATGGAAATCAAATCAAGTGCTACTGCGACAGTTCCACCAGTTTCAGTATATCCAAGAAGATTTAATCCTTGAGTGCTTGCTGGTAGATTGGTTGTTATAGAGCCGGTAACAACTGCATTCTTTGTAAAGTTTTCAACACGCCAATCAACGCTTGAGCCACTTGGTGGGCAATAAAGAGCGAGTTCATAAACGTCTATGGATGAACTTACAGCCGAGAAGTTGCTTCCAAGGTCAATAGTTGTTGCAGCGCCGGAACCATCGTTATGCATAATAGAGAAGTTAGCCGAACCACTGTTGCAGCCCATACCGATAATATTAACCCAGTTTGATGGTTCTGTTGCTGCTGTTCCTGTGTTTGCTCCATTCATTCCAATGAAATATCTTCCAGAAAGAGTTGTAGTGGCATTGCTTGGAATGAAACGAGTTATGTAATGGAAACCGCCTCTATTTGTATCGTCGCCTCTCCAGAACCAGGTTGCTCCCAATCTCCATCCTGCTGGAGCATTTGCTGTTGTTGCAGTTACAAATCCAACACGTCTTAATGAAGATGCAAAACCTGTTAGTGTTGGAGTTCTTACTGTTACGGTTCCTGTTGCACTCGGAGCACCAATACCGTCTGCCGTTAGAGAGATAGAGCCACCGTTTATCATCCAAATGCCGTATTTACTACGACCGGTATGAGGTTGATAGCTGTAAGCACGACCACTTGCCCCAAGTCCTGATATAAGCTCTCTTCCAGCGACAGCTTGAGCAAAAACCTTTACCGCATTTGAAGCAGGTGTTGTTGGACTCGTATTTTCGGTAAGGACAAGATCACCGCCGCCAATGCTAACATTCGTTGCACCTCCAAAGTTTCCAGCGTTATTATATTGAACTTGACCGCTGGATCCTCCAGGACTGCTTCCTGCTAAGTTAGTTCCAACTCCTGCACCAAGGGTGCTAATATCATAGTATCCGCCACGATTTGTTCCGCCCGATTCAAATATTCTTAACCGGTTCTGATAAACGTCAATTGTGACGCTGCCAGTTAATGTAGTATTAGTCTGTGCAAGAGCAAGATTAATCTCTCCACCCTCGTCTCCTGATGAAAATAGTGATTTTAAATTTCCACTTGCAATAATGTCAGTTGCTGATATAATATCGCCAGTAAATCTTGAACCACTTATTGTTGCTACAACAGAGTTATTAATGCCAAGTGTAACAGCACCATTTGATCCTGTTGTTACATTCATTCCGGTTCCAGCAATCAAATAAGATGTGCCGTCTGTAAGTTTCGTAAGAGAGCCAGAGAAACCGGTTCTTGCAATGATTGTAGATGAACCATTTATTGAACCGGTTACTTCAAGACCAGCTAATGAAAACTTACCAATGAGCGTGTTATTGATATTGAAGCCCAAGTTTCTGCTACCAACAGTTGCAAAATTAATTCCATCAAGGAAACCAAGACTTCCAGGATTGTTAGCCAAACCATAAACGCCGCCAAGATAAGTTCCACCTTGGTCAAGAGAGTGTCCAGCAAAGTTGAAAGAACCTGCCGCACTTCTAATAACTGGTCCATATACTTGTCCTGATGCCAAATCAATAATCATTGGAGAGTTGTTATAAGGACTGCTTATGTCTGGAACTATGCCCGCAACTTGCAAACCTCCAGCAGCAACTTTTACACCATTTGATATATTTGCAGATCCAGTAACTTGAAGTCCAGCGGTTGTCATTTTTGAAACCGCAGTAGTTCCAGTAACAAAGAAACCAATTTCACGATTATTAGTGGTTGTAATATTCATACCACCAACATAGCCATTACCTGGTGCGCTTGCTATGTTATATATACCACCAAGATAAGTGCCATTTTGATCAAATGAAAGAGCAGAATAATTAAATGTTCCAGCCACGCTTCTTATTACAGGACCATAAGTCTGCCCAGATGCAAGATCAACTATGAGCGGCGAGTTGTTATATGGGGCACTTATTCCTGGCACTACTCCTGCAACTTGAAGTCCTCCTGCTGCAATATTAACACCATTTGATACTTGAGCAGAACCAACTACTCTAAGCCCATTTGATGCTGTTAGCTGACCGGTAGAAGTTACTACATCAGAAGATGCGTCTCCAAGGGTAACGTTACCACTAACAGTTGCAATACTGCTGACAACTAAGTTCGTGGTAGAAAGAGTATTGGTAGTCTTATTGAATGTTAATCCTGCAACACCACCGAATGTAGAGCCACCGTCATTAAATTGAACATATGTGTCCAATCCACCTGGAGTTGTTGTTCCACCGCTACCACCACCACCACCTAATCCTGCTGCTCTAAAAAATGGTGCTTGTATTATCTTTGCTTGAGTAGCGTTTGAAAGATTCGTTGCGTTTCCTTTTACTATGATATATGCTACAAAAATAGCAGAATCAGCAGTGTTAGAACCTTCTACAAAGTTTTCTTCTAAAATTGCTGATTGGGCGGCTGCTATAGTGCCATAGGTTGCAACCCCATAATAAACATAAAGTGCTCTGGTTGCTGCATTTGGAAACCAGAAAACTCTTTGAACAGAGAAATCATTAGACGAGACAGATGCAAGAGTGCCATTATTGTTATACTGCCCTGGATTAATCGTTGTGTATCCTGCGCCGCCGATCCCTGTATCAATAATTGGTGTTGAACCACTAACATATTCTCTGAATATTTTAGATGTGGTCAGTTCAAAATCCGATGTGGACTTGACATAATCTGGACTATTAGGATTTACTGTATAGTTTCTGCCTTTAACATAAGAATCACCACCAGTTTTTGTTAAACTTAATGTTGAACCCGATGCAGCAAGAACGTGTCCGGAAAGTTTAAGAGGTCCAAATGCTCTTACAAACTGATCATGAGACGTAGAAATACCATAGGAAACTGCCGGTGCTGTTGCTGTGCCATTGGTAACAGAACCTGTTTGATGAAGAACTCGTCCAAGAACAATGTAGTTTTCAAAATCTCCATCAACAAATGGAGTTGTTTGTTGAATGATTTGACTATTTGCCGGATTGATTCCAATATATGTGAGCTGGGAGGAAGTGATGTAAGTTAGAGATTGACTTACATAAGCTGGCCAATCCACTTTTTGAATTGTTGGATATGGATCTGTCGTTGTAGAAGCATTATAGCTCAAAACAATACCAGATCCAGAAGTTACAGAAAATGTAGATGACCCGGTTGCTGTAGACAGGATGCCACCATTAAGAAGTCCTGTTGACAACATGCTTTCCAACCATCTTAAACGTGTTGTATTTGTATATGGACCATTATATTGCGTGAAATATAAATCGTTTGTGGAACCAGAAGTATAAATGTAAGAAGAAGTTGTATTTGTTGGTATTCTTAATGTATTAACCGGTTTAAGCTGAACATAATCGCCAAGACCAATACCACCAGAAACAAACAAGTCACCATTGAATAGGACGGAAGTATTTTCAGTTCCTGTATCGGAGCGGGTGCCGGATACGATAAGAGAACCAGTGATGAATATACCATTAGATGCGCTTATTGTAAGTCCATCATTAGGAGCCAATATTCTTGCTGATGTGCTGGTCAATACGAGATTAGAACCAGTTATAGAACCGGATGCATATATTGATCCGGTTGTAAATATATTGCCGGGTGCATCAGATTGCCAATATATTGGATTCATTTCCGGTGCAGTTTCCCAGCTATCAGAACCTGTGGCATAGTAGATATAGTTTCCTTGAACGAAATCATAACCAACAGCAGAAGCTGTTATAGGTAACTCGTTAGGAGTTCTTTCTCCAGGGATTTGTATTAATAATGGTTTTTTCTCAGTGATTGCCATAAAAAGAAAACGCCTCTGCCCTATAAATAGAAAGGCAGAGGCGTTTCTTATATTTTAATAAGAAAGTTATCAGGAACGACTACCAACAATATTGATTGACATTTCTTTTGTTCTTTGTGCATACCAATATATTTGTGTGACGCCAGAATCCATTGATGAAGTTAACTCTATAATACCATCTTCTGTAATATTAACGTCCCAATTTGCAGCATAACTTCCTGATGTTTCTCTGGATAGCTCTGTAACTGATCTTACCTTTTGTATACCAGTTGATGATGCTATTGAAGACATAACAAGATATGTTGCAGCAAAACTGTTAATATTTGAGTTAACATCTGGTGCAGCGGCGATAATATGGAACTCATGACGAACTGTAGCGCCAAATGTTCCATCAAATACGCCATTAGAAGCAGAAAGTATGCTTCCTGATAGATATCCTGTTCCATCTGCGCTAACTACATAGTTTGAACCTGTGATTGGACCAATATCAAGACCACCGAAGTTAAGCAATCCACGTCCTGTTCCTGCTGGGCTGAAGTATGCTGCTCCTGTTACAGCAAGGGAAGCAGTAATAGCGACAGAACCGGTTGTATATATATTATTAGCAACATCAGAAGTCCAGTAAACTTCAGTTCCTGGAAGATTGCTTGCAGAAACTTCAATCTGACCGAGGGAATTTGTTGCGATTGTAATATAATCGCCAGCGAGCAAGTAAGGAACGCCAGCAGATACTTCTTGGAGAGAACCGGTTAAACCAGCAGCAAATACGCCATTACCATTAAATGTAAATGTTGAGCCAGCTTGGAATACGGAGTCTCCAGAAAGATCCAAACCTACTGAAGCAGTAACCGGAGCAACAATTGTTACTGCCGTAGCAGAAGTAATTTCTGCTACTTGAAGACCATTTGATGCAGAAACTTGACCATTGAAAATAGCTTGATCTGTTGGTGCTAAGTTGAAGCTTACATAGTTGCCATCAATAGCTGCATTTCCTAATACACTTAATGCAAGAGGTCCAGCGCCGCTTATCATCATATTGCCTGATACATAAACGTCACCACCAAATGCAGCAACTCCATTTGCATTTGTTATGCCATCTACAGCACCAGATACAAAGAATACTACATCAGAACCGATAGAAGAACCACCAGCACCAGCAAATATTGCGCTTCCAGATATTTCTGCTCCATTAGAAGCAGAAAGAGTAGCCATTTCAACCATAGAAGCTGTTGTAAAGATTACTCCGTTAACCGTAGAATCCCAGTAGCTTGCTGCTGTTGAAGGTGCTGTTCCGGATACTTCAATTTGTCCGAGAGAGTTTGTTGTAAGTGTAATGTATGGTCCTGCAAGTAAGTAATCAGAACCATCTACAAGCTTTGTTAATGAACCACTTAAGCCACCTGCAAAGTATGCTGCTCCGGAAACTTCAAACGAACCTGTTATTTTACCGGAATATGCATCCAGCAAATCATGATTAGACCCACTGTTGTTTAGCTGGGTAAATCTTTTGTTTATAGCCATAAATTTTATCTCCTGTTTATAATAGTTGCCCCATCATAAACCACTTATGACAAGAGCCCCGATTATAAATATATTAGGATAAAACCTGTGGAACTAATAATATGATAATCAAGTTCTAATGAGTTGATATAAGCCCATTTCTTTAACTCTTTGACCATACCAATATATCGTAGCACCAGTATTAGATCCAGTTACAGTAACATCACCATTCTCATTAACGTTAACGTCCCATGTTGCAGCATGACTACCAGATATTTCTCTGGATAGCTCTGTAACTCCTCTAACGTTTTGAATCAATGATATTGGATCTACAACCGACATAACAAGATATGTGGCTGCAAAAACATTATGAACTGGACCAACATATCCTTCACCAAGAACATGAAGTTCATGACGAACAACTCCATATGTTCCAGCAGAAGCACTCAATATATTTCCATTCAATATACCAGTATAAGGCGCAGAGGAACCATTAACCGTAGTAGAACCAGTAATAGGAGACATATCTAATGTTCCTACACGTAATAATCCTCTACCGGCTCCATTAACACCTAACTCAGCAGAACCCGTAATTTCTACTGAACCTGTAGTAAAAATAGTGCCAGCAACATTTGATTGCCAATAAGCATCACCACCACCACCACTTCCAGATATTTCAATTTGACCTAATGAGTTGGTTGTAACAGTTACGTTTGGACCAGCTAAAATATATGCTTGGCTTCCAGTTAATCTTTGCAAAGAACCAGAAATACCATCAGGAGCATATACACTTCTATCAACGTGACTAGCAGTCAATGCTGGAACGTTAACAACAGTAATATTTGTAGCACCAAATGGAGGAGATTGATCTTCATCCCAATATTGGTAACTTCCACCGACTCGTCCTCTGTATATTATTGCCATTACTAATCACCGGGTTGATATTTCTAATTAATACCTCAAAATGAAAAAGGGAAGGTATTTAACCTTCCCTTCTCTTTTATTCACTCTGAATCTTTGTCCGGTGGAGAATAATCCCTATTATCCTCTTCCATTGTAACCGTTACATAGTTTCTAACATTCTTAAACATATTAACCCAAATAAACGTTAATGTAACATACATGGTAAGAAACCCTAACCATGCCGATACCGCTGCCGTAGGACTCAATCCATTAAAACCTAATTCTGTAGCAGAATTGTTCCAACAAAATCCAAGAACCAATCCCACAAACACCTGAGACATTAACGCTACAATGACATTAATGATCGCACTACTGCTACTACTATTATTTTCAGCCATTATTCATTTCTACCTTCTTAATACACGATACCGGACAACTATACAATCCTTCATTAATCAACAATACAGCAGCACCATCATACCTACCAAGATATAATCCTATTTGTCCATCATTAAAAATCGTATAAAGATTACTGTTTCTAGTCCATTTGTAATCAAATTTATCACGATAAGTAAACTTATCCTTATCATTCTTTGCAACGGGACGAAGTTTACAAATAGAAGAATATTCTGTGTTTAATGTTATTTTGATTAAATCACCACTTCTGAAATCTGCAAAAAGCTTATTACGATCTCTGTATCGGGCTTGTGCAGCATTATTTCTTACCCGTAAACTCATATCTTAATCTAACATATTCTTTCTAAGAGATAAACAAAAAAGCCCGGCGTTTAAACCGGGCTTCTCTGCTATTCGTTATTAATCAGTAAGCCTTGAACTTACCACTATCAGCGTTCATCTTACAGGCAAGGTCGCCAGGACGAACATGATCCATTGTGCCACTCGGGGTCACAACCCAGAGCACCTTGGCACCATTAACCGCACTCATAACCGGAGCATAACCGTCCGTGAGGATGATGATACCCGACCAACGACCACGATTCTTCGGGTTATTGACAAACTTAGCAACAGCGTCAAAGTCCGTGCCACCACAACGGGTCCGGAGCATCTGCGGCGTATTATCGCCCTTCTTCCAGACCTTATGTGAAGCCTCGTCAATCTCCGTGTCAAAGTGAAACACGTCAAGCTGCGTCAGGTTAGCAAGATTGCCAAGTTCCGAGAACAGCAGAGCGATATCCTCGTCTGCCATAGAACCCGACTGATCCATAAAGCAAGCGAAGTTAGCGATAAGCGGACGCTTAACGCCAGGATGAATGTAAGGCATCTTCTTATTGATGCGCTTGATCGTGCTATGACGATCCGTGCTACGGGCACGACCGATGAAGTTCCGAATGATGCTACGCCAATCAACCTCATTGGAAAGCATCTTGCGGATCATTTCCTGAATATGGGCAGGAACCGAACCCCATTGATTGCTACGATCTGCACGCTTGGCTGCACGATCAATAAGATCCTTCATCTTATCACGAAGTTCCTCGGCAGTCTCGGGATCAATGTCACCCCAGCTATCGTGATCGTCCATCGTGCCCATGCTATCAAAGACAGCCTGGATATCACCCTCACCATCACCCTGCTCGTCACGGATCTTCTTAAGCTCGTCAAAGTAATAATCCGAAGCCTGTAGAGGCTCGGCGTTAGCAATGAAATCCGCATAAGGATTGCTGGCGGGCTTCATGCTACCATCCTCCTGCTTCTCGAGAGGACGAACACCAGGGATAAGGCAAAGCTTTGGAAGCTTGTTTGCACCGATGATGGAGTTAATCGCAAGGTCAGTAGCCCAATTCCAAAGCATCTGATCTGCACCCTGCGCCACCGCACGATGGAAGATATGCGAGAAAACCATATGGTAAATCTCGTGGCAGATAACGCCCTTACGCTCCTCACGGGTTAGCTCTCGCATAAACTTGGGAGAGTAGCCCATGATAACATCATGGCGTCCACCATTCTTACGAACACCGATGTATGCCGTAGGGCAATTGGGATCGGCATCCTTCGTAATGTCCAGCGAGACACCACCGAGGAAAGGATCCTGCATATAGAGTTCAAGGAAATCAAAATCAAACTCGTCAGGGCGACGAAGCTGATTATCAGGATCCGAAGCACCATCACGCTTGACAGGCTTGTCGTCGTTAAGACCACCGGCACGGAGAACATTTTGCTTATTCATCATATATCCATACTATCAGGAAAATCGGAATATTTAAACCATTTAATCGTCCCAAAATTCAAGGGGAATTCTTACATAATACCCATATGCGTAATTACGTGCGTATACGTGCGCCTGTTCCTCTTAATTGATCACGTGCGTATACACGAGGAATTCTGTAGGTAGTGGAACCCTACCAATTAGATGGGTTGTAGGACGGCTTCCATATTTATAATTGTGTGTTATGGCGTGGGACTGTAAGTTCTTGATTTTACAGGAGAATTTAATTGGTTGAAATATTGGATTTGAGTTGATATATTAGATACATAAGCTACTCAAACAGCAATCACTCAAACACACAGAACAGGAATAAGTAAGTTATGTCGAATCTCGCTCTCCCCGTCAGCATGAAGTCGTTTCAGCGCATGGTCGCCTCCGTTTCGCCCGATATCACGGTTTGTGTCCGTGGTGGTCACGCTAAGGGCAAGTCGGAGGGTGTCTATCAGTCCGCTGCGCTTCGTTTCTCGGATTTCTACCGTGATGCCGCTAACTGCCGCCGTGCAGTTGAGGTTCTTGGTGCAGGTGTCCTTTCGCATGGTCGTGCCTCTAACAAGGTGAGCGAGTGGCGCTATGATCTCGGTATGCCGATCATTGAGCGTCGTCTTTCGCAAATGACTGAGGGTGATATCATCGGTCTACCCATCCTTGAGGGTAACAGCACCACCTTCCGTCCCTGCGATTGGCTAATCCAGGCTTGTGAGTTCCCGGTCGTTCTCTTCCTTGACGAGCGTAACCGTGCGCTTGAGGGCGTTAAGCAGGCTGTCTTCCAGCTTGCGGATAGCAAGGCGTTCTATGGGCATCGCCTTCACCCTGAGACGATCATCGTTATTGCTGAGAATATCGGTGATGCTTATACGGTTAATCAGTCGGATCCTGCCGAGATCAGCCGTGCGGCTACTGTCCACCTTGATCCTACCAAGGAAGAGTTCCTTGATTATATCAGCGGTCGCTGCGATGGTGCGCTCGTTGATTTCCTCCGCCAGAATCAGCGGTTTGTGGAGCATGACGGCGCTTTCGAGCCTAATAAGAAGTATCCCGACCGTCGTTCGTGGGTGAAGCTTGATGGTGAGCTTACTCGCCTGGGTCTGTATGAGAACCCCGAGGATCATATGTTCTACGTCCTCACGGGTGCTTTCTGCGGCATTGAGGTTGCCGGTGCGTTCAAGAAGTTCTGCGCCGAGCGTGATCGTCAGGTGTCGTGTGAGGAAATGCTTGAGGATTGGGAGGCTGCGAAGCGTAAGCTTGGTCGCCTGTCGAATGAAATGTATGTCGAGCTTGTGAGCAAGATGGGTGATTGGCTCAAGAAGCATGACCTCAATGCGGATCAGGCTCTTGAACTTGCCCGCTTCATGCACGATGCTCCTCCTGAGCCGATGATGGCCATGTGGATGACTCTCCAGAAGAATATCAAGAATCTCACGAAGGTTCACCCGCACGTTGAGCAGCTTATGGTGCGCCGCACCACGGGTCAGGATACGTCGGATCTCAAGGTTCCGGCTAAGACTGCGAAGGCTGCAACGGCTCCTGCTGCTGGGGCGAATGTGCCCCCGGCTGCTGCCCCTGCGCCTCGTAAGCGTGGCGCTCGTCGCTGAAAGCATTAGCTCTCCCGCCCTGTTCAGAGTGTGAGTAGCTAATAGCAGAAAAGCGGGAAAGCTAACAAAGCGATTAGCCCCTGGTGAAGACCGGGGGTTTTTCGTTTTTATTATTCTTTCAGAAACAAGAAAACCCGATCCATTATTGAATCGGGTTTATCTTTTTTTTAAGGGATGATAGTATGAAGATATCAGGTAAACAACTCTAATCATAAATAGTGAGATAGAATAAAAATGTCAGATAATTTTGAGAATGAGAAGCCCCTTAATCGTATTGTTAAGTTTGCATATATCCGTGATGCCGATAATGCAGATCGTGTTCTAACGATTGCTCGTCGTTGGGGTCGCAATGGAAATAAGATTCATTATGGTTATGCCCTATGTCGTCCTGATGCAGATCAGTTCCGTAAGGATATTGGGCGAACCATTGCAAGTGGCAGAATGCTTACAAAGCCTGTAAAGGTTAAGCCCGAGGGCGAGCGTTTGGTGCTCCGCTCAGTAATGCGAGATATTGCCGAAGCAGAGACGACGCCTCGTATTGTTCGTAAGATTGCCCAGGATTGGTTGGTAAACGAGGGCGTTGCCCTTCGTGATAGTGTTGATCAGGAAGTGCCGGATTTGAGTTCGCTAACCTGATTTAGTCTCCTTGAGAATGTCCTGTTCTCAATTGTCCCTTCTTAACCCTTCGATTGTGAATACTCTTGGAGTTTTAAGGGTTAATAGTCAATATCAAGCCCCGTAATTGGATTTTTGGGGATGCCCTTGTTGGTGTTGATGAATTTGTTTTAGGGAAGTAGCCGATTTGACAGTAATCTTGGACGGATGAATTGTTGAGTCGGCTGCGAGCTTATTTTCCATATCATTCCTATTTAATGATATGAGCAAAACAGATAACCTTAGCGCCGAATACGTCAAGAAGATTCTAAAGTCTTTAGATCCGGATTTAGCTGCATTAGTTGTTTGTTCTGGTGTCTCGTTAGATCCAAACATTTTGTTGAAAACTTTAGTTGTTGCTGCTGATGTATCTTATTACCGCAATATGGTTAAAGATATAGAAAAACCAGAAAAAGATAATTCTGGTGATTTAAGTGCAGATGAAATAAAAACATTGTTGAAAACAGATGGATGGAAAGTTTGATAAATAGTTTATACTTCAGATACCTTGTGGTATATTAATAGTATAGACACGGTGCGGAAGGCGAACTGGTACAGCCGCTACTCTTATAAAGTAGGAACGTTTTGTGGGTTCAAATCCCACCCGCACTATTAACCTTTAGCATAGAAGAAAAATGGCAACGAGAAAGATTAGTGTTCCAAAGAATGGTGGCATTCAAACCATTTACCGATTTGATAATGGTTATGGTGCCAGCGTTGTAAATCATTCCTTCTCATACGGAACCGAAATGGCGGTTGTTAAGTTTACTAGCTCAGACCTTCAAGATTTTGAGTTGTGCTATGATAGCGGGATTACGGATGATGTTTTGGGTCATTTGACTCCTGCTGATGTAGATCGGTATCTTGTAAGGATTGAGCAGCTTCCTCCTGTTAGGGATTGATAACTTTGCCAAAGTGGCGGAATTGGTATACGCAGCGGCTTCAAACTCCGCCGAGTTTCCTCATGTGGGTTCGAGTCCCACCTTTGGTATAAAAAAAGTAGTTTACAAGTTAAAGAAGATGTGATAAGTTAGAGATATAAGGGATCATGGTGGAATAGGCAGACACCGCAGACTTAAAATCTGCTGCCCCAAAAGGCGTCCCGGTTCAAGTCCGGGTGATCCCATAATGAAAAGACGGTTCCGATGCAGGGATCGTCTTTTTGTCATTTGGAGGAAAAATGAATACGAAAGAACAAGTGCAAGCAGTCTTACAACCCTTTATAGATGAATACCAAGGCAAGCATGGAATATGGGGTTTATCTGTTGCTGCCGGTCCTGCTGAATATAATGAATACGGTAAGCCACGTCATTCAGAAAAACGTGATTATGTTGATTGGGCACTTCACGTATTTACCAGGGATGAAAATGCCAGAGAAGCTTTACCAGAATATTATAATGGAGTCCGATTGATGATATTTGTTGGTAATGACTAATTATCTATAGTTTATTTGTTTTTTGGGCATGATAAACTGAGTGTAAGGGGTGTTCCAATGGGTAAGATTAATCTATCTCGTGGGCTCTGGAAGTCTCAGATTCGTGTATTAGAAGAATATTGCGCCAGTAAGGGCTGGGAAGTGGAATACGTTTCTCGTAAAGACCCTAACGCAGATTCTGCTATTATTCATAAAAACAAGTTGGTTATTAAAAAAGATAGGACAACCGAGCTAACGTTCTATGTCTTGTTACATGAGATTGGGCATATGATGCTATGCCAGAACAATCGTATGTATGACGAACGTTACAATGCTGTTTTTGAAAGTTTTGGAAGCGCAAGTATAACTCATAAGGTAAAAAGAGTTGAGGAGGAGCTTGACGCATGGAAAACAGGATATAAGTTGTCTAAACGGTTGAAACTTTATGTGAACCGGCGTAGATTTGAACAAGTGAAGTCACGCTGCGTTACCACCTACCTTATGTGGGCAGTTGACCGAAAAATCAAGAAAGAAAAGAATGATGGAAGCACTAAAAATAGTCTCAATGGAAGAGGAGCCAGTATTAGAGAAAGCGCCGAGTAAGATAGATCAAATCTACTTTGATTACGCCTCAACCAAAAGCCTTAAAACCCGTAATCAAATCGTAAAACAAAATCAGGCTCTTGTTACTTACATAATCAACAAGTATTATAATAACAAGAAAGAATATATGCTCTTGAAGGAAGATATGATGCAGGAAGGCATCATAGGTCTTCTATCTGCTATTGAGGGATATAAGCCTGACCTCGGTTATCGTTTCTCTACCTATGCAACATGGTGGATCCGGCAAGCTATTAACAATTACCTTCTTAACGTAGAACCTATCATTCACGTTCCTTCTCATGTTAGAACTGCTAACAATAAGATTCAGAAGAAGCTACGGGAAGAGAATATAGTTTTACAGGATTATATCAATAACGCCGATTCTAAAGAAAAAGAAGAAGACGGCTGTTCTGATAAGATGTTGCAATCGATTACAATGGCTAACCGCTCTAAGAATGTATGTTCTATGGATGAACAGATCAAGAGTGGTCCCAATGGCGAAGGCAACAATACAATGAAGGATATGTTGGTTTCAGATGAAAATATTGAAACCCGATATGGAAACTCTGAGTTGGTTAGTCTTGTTAAAAATGCATTGTTGAACTTGTCTGAAAAGGAGAGATATATCCTTCTCCTACGTTTTGATGTTATAAAGGAGATACCATGAAAAAAGAATATATTACCCTGGATGAAGGCATAGATTTCCGTAAGATAGCCGCTATTATGACAAAAGCGGGTTATAAGATGAACCATGCTACTGCTAGAAATCAACTTATGTCAGCTCTGCAAAAGCTTCTTACAAATATAGTTAAGCAAACAGAGGTCAAGCCAGATCGTGAAAAGATTGAGGAAATGATGAATTCTCAAGAGATTCACAATGCCTTGGCTGATGTTTTGCATAGAGCATATCAAGAAATAAAAAAGGATTAATTATGCCATTCTTAGTAAGAGGAAAAGCAAGAGCACGTCAAAATAAAATAACACCACCTGCTCCAGCACCACAATCTGTTTCTCCTGCTATAACCGAACCAGAAAAATCGGCAGAACAAAAGGTAGAAGAAGAGACAAAAGTTTCTTATCAGGAAATAACATATCGTGTTCCAAAAGAAGAACGATTACTTGATTTGCCTTTAGAAGAAGAAGTTTTTGGAGAACAAGATAATTCTATTCCAGATGAAAAATCTTATAATATAACTCCTGTTACTAATGATGTTCCAATTGGCATAGCTCTTAAAAAGAAAAAAAGGAAATGATATCAGACACGATAATTATCCATATGGGTGGTTAGAGTGTTGGGCATTAAGGCGGGACAATTATTAACAACTGTCAAACCGGAAGGGCTATTTGCTCTTTCTGTTGCCGCCGACTTTCTCTCTGTATCTAAACGCATCTATCACGAAGATAAGTTCTTCTCAAAAAGAATCCCTATCGGAGAGATATTTCTTTGTCTTGAAGTTAAGGGCTATGATGAACAATTTTGTTATAGCCTTAAAATTCTTTGGAAAGAACAGATATATTATATCTTTTGCGACTATAATGAAGTAAGAGTTGTAGAATGATTACTTATGCACCAAGAACAGGAACGTTGTTAACCGTTATATCTCCTGGATTGGTTGCGGCAACATTAAGCTCTATTAACAAAATAGAAGGCGATATCCGCTGGTATGTTTTTGACAATATTTCCTTTCTTGAAAAAGGCTCTACTCTTCTATACGTTGGTGATGAAACCTTGATGGTTACTCATTGGGAACTTCATAACGTTGATGATTATTATCAAAACGATGAGTTTTATAAAAAATTTTTAGCTGCCGTTTTCTTATATAACGACAAAAAAGTCTATATCTTCTATGACGACCACTATGATATGTGGGATCCAGAGTGCTACTTCACACAATTAAAATAAGTTTAAAACCGCAAAATAATCTGTTAATATAAGGATATGCAGACAATGACAGAAGGTAAGAGCAAAGCAAAGGTCACTTCGGCTATGATCCAGAAGCAGAAGCTTGATATCGCCTTTGAACTTAAGGCAAAGTATGGAATCACCAAGGGAACCGTTGTCCATGTGACTCGTCCTGTGCAGGGTAGAACCCGTATTGAGAAGGATCCTATTCCGGCAGATCGTGAAGAAACCGAAACTGAGTTTAAGGACTTCCATGCAGAGGATAACTGTCTTTATGTAGGTGCCTTCTGGGATTATTGGACTGGTAAGATGTTTCTTGAGTTTATTGCTCCGGAGGGTGTTCTATACTACGATTTTGGTCAGCATGGAGCCGGGGATAAGAGCTTTGGTGAAATTTTCAAGGTTGAGGTTGCAGCCACTACACGTCATAGTGTGATTTAAGCAAATAACAAAAGTTGAGTTAGAATAGAAGCTGGGAGAAATCCCAGCTTTTCTTTTTGGAGTATGTATGAAGATCCGAGCGTATAAAAAAACGTCCCTTAAAGTTTGTAGAATATTAACTGAAGATATATACAAGTTGTTGCCGTTAGCAGACTTTAATTCTATAGCCAATCGTTATAGGGCAGAGGATGCTTTAAAGCGTGTTATAGCGGAAAGATATAGTAAAGAGCCTCAAGTTAAGGAGTGGTCGTATCAATTTGAATTATTATATGTTCCAGATCACAATGGTGTTGTAAATCTTCATGTTGCATTAAACGAGGATTGGGAACGTGAAAATCTTCTTTATCTTGATTTTGATGAAGATTATGCAAATATGAGATATTGATTAATAAAGCCGCCTGTTCAAGCGGCTTTTTTCTTTTATTCAATCGGGTTTACATTATAAAATATTCGTGTTAAGATGGTTGCATGACTACACCTAAACACTTCGTAAACCTCCACGCCCATTCAACTTTCTCTGTAGGGGATGGGATTGGTATGCCTCAAGACCATATTGATTACGCCGTTAAAAATGGTGCAGATGCCCTCGCTCTCACCGATCACGGTAATATGAATGGCTTTTCCTATCAATACCTCCATGCAAAGAAGCTAAAGGATAAGGGCGTTCCCTTTAAGGCTCTATCAGGTGTAGAAGCCTACTTCATTCCATCCCTATCAGAGTGGCGTAAGCTTAAGACCGCACAGGATGAAGCCAAGGCTGCTGAAAAGGAAGCAAAGCGTATTGCTGCTAATCCGGATAGCATCGGTGATGAACTCGCTTCTGCAAAGGCAGAGCTTGAGGAAATGGCTGGCGTAGTAAAGACCGATGAAGATGAAGAAGGTGGAACGGTTGTAGAGAACGAGGACGATAGTAAGTCCAACAAGTATCGTGACCCTATTCAGCGACGTAATCATCTTGTCCTGCTACCAAAGAATACAGCAGGTCTAAAGACCCTATTCCGTCTTGTATCTAACTCATATATTGACGGATTCTACAAGTATCCACGCATTGATCTTGATATGCTTAAGCGGGAAGCAAAGGGTAATATCATCGCCCTATCCGCTTGCGTAGCCGGTGCAGATATGCATATCATTGCTTCTCACCAGACAGAGCCGGATTATAATAAGTGGGGTCCGAATAATGTTAACTTTGAGCTTATTCAGAGTGAACTAAAGGATATGATTTATGCATTTAAGGATGCTCTTGGTGAAGAGAACTATTACCTTGAAATGCAGTTTAATCGTCTTGGTGCCCAGCATCTAAAGAACTTCCACATTATGGAAGCAGCAAAGCGCACAAACACTAACCTTGTAGTTACTTGTGATAGCCATTACTCCAATCCAGATCATTGGCGTGAGCGTGAACTCTATAAGGCTATGGCTTGGGCTTCAAAGTCCAAGGACGGTGTTGACGTATCCAAGCTTCCACAGAAGGTAGAAGAACTTAAGTGCGAGCTTTATCCAAAGAATGCCCAGCAGATTTGGGATAGCTACAAGAGTTATGCCGCTGGATATGATTGTTATAATGATGATGTAGTCCGTGAGGCTATTGAACGCACCTGGGATATTGCCCACAATCAGATTGGAACGGTTGATTTTGATCGTTCCGTTAAGCTTCCTGTTATTGAGAAGCTTGTTCCAAAGACCCATCTTGAGGATGCCATTGAAAAGCTTGGAGAGGGCACGGACGAGGACGTTCTTGCTTTTGAAGAGTTGAAGCGTCTTGCAAAGATTGGGCTTAAGAACCGTAAGCGTGATAAGGATGGGGAATATATTGATCGCCTTGTCTACGAACTCGGAGTAATCAAGGAACTTAAGTTTGCCAAGTATTTCCTCACATATGCCAAGATTATGGATATTGCTTCAAAGCAAATGATGATTGGTAATGCTCGTGGATCTGCTGGTGGTAGTCTTCTATCATATGCGCTTGGTATTACCCAGGTAGATCCTATTCGTTTCGGGCTTCTATTTGAACGTTTCCTTGTCCGTAAGAAGAAGGGTTTCCCTGATATTGATTCTGATTTCGGTGATCGTGAAAAGGCTGTTAAGCTTATTGGTGATTACTTTGGAACGGAGAACGTTATCTCGGTTAGTAACTTCAATCAGCTACAGCTACGCAGTTTGATTAAGGACGTTGCTCGTCTTGCTGGTCTACCATTTGATGAAATCAACAAGTATACCGGTAAGATTGAGAGTGAGGCTCTTGCAGAAGCGAAGAAGACACCAGGATTTGATCGTGCTGGCTGGGTTCTTACATATGAAGAGGCAGAGAATAACTCCGCTTCATTCCGTGAGTTGATGGAGAAGTATCCAGACTTTGAAAAGACCATTCGTGTTCTATTCAAGCAGATGCGAAACGTATCCCGGCACGCTGGCGGTGTAATCATTACCAGCAATCCTCGAGATAACATGCCAATCATTAAGAGCGGCGATGTTCTACAAACGCCATGGCCAGAGGGTCTTAACGCACGCCACCTTGAAGATTTCGGTCTTCTAAAGTTTGATATCCTCGGTCTTGGAACCCTTCGTATGTTTGAGGAGTGTATCCGTAAGATCCTCCGTAAGACCATGCCAAACCGCAAGTATATTACCTTTGATATGATCAAGAAGTGGTTTGATGATAACCTTCATCCCGACGTTAACGCTCTTGATGATATGAAGGTATTTAAGAACGTTTATTGGGATAGCCGTTATGCTGGCATCTTCCAGTTCGTTCAGCAGAACGTTCAGAAGTTCATGGCAGAAATGAAGCCAAAGAATGTCACAGATATTGCTATTGCAACTTCTATTTTCCGTCCCGGTCCTCTTGGTATCGGTGCTGACAAGCTATATTTGAATAACCGTAAGAACCCTTCAAAGATTGTTTATAAGCATCCTCTACTGGAAGAGGTATTGGCAGATACGTCCGGTCTAATCGTCTTCCAAGAGCAGCTACAGCTAATCTATCATAAGCTTGCTGGTGTTCCCCTTGAGGATACGGATGCTGTTCGTAAGGCATTCACCAAGAAGGATCTATCCAATAAGGAGAAGGCTGCAAAGGAACGTGAAGCAATGCGTGAAGACTTTGCCAACCGCTGCCTTGCTACCAACAATATCGCCAAGGAAATCAGTTATAGCATCTTTGATGAAATGGAAAAGTTCGTAGCTTATTCATTCAATAAGAGCCACGCTGTTGCCTACGCTATTACTTCATATCAGTGTGCATGGTTTCTAACCTATTATCCAGAAGAATGGATTACCACTTACATTGATTACTGTGCTACAGAGAAGGGCAAGCAGGCTGGTAAGGAAGATCCAAAGGCTATTGCTCTATCAGAAGCCAAGGCTCTTGGATTTACGATTGGTAAGCCCGATGTAAATCTATCGGAAAAGGAATATACGATCCGTGATGGTAAGCTTATTCCATCCTTCGCTTCTCTTAAGCACGTTGGTATGACGGTTCTTAATGAGATTAATGAGTTCCGCCCTTACAACACGCTCGAGGATTTGTTGTTTAATCCTAATGACACATGGCGTCATTCAAAGTTTAACAAGCGTGCATTGTCTACTCTAATCAAGCTTGAAGCTTTTGAGAGCATGGGATTGGTAGGTGAGGATAAGATGTTTAAGAACTATCGTCAGCTTCACCATGTTCTTGTAGATAAGGGTGATGATTTGAAGCGGGCTGTCAATAAAAAGAAGAAGACTCATAAGGAGGATCTTGCTCGTATTATTGCAGAAGCCCAGGAACTACCAGATTGGGATCTAAAGGAAAAGGTAGAGTTTAGTCGTGCTCTATCTGGAACGGTAGATATTGATCTCATTGTTACCCCAGAGATTGCAGAATATTTCCGAACCAGCGGTATTACTTCTATTGACGATTGGGAAGACGACGAGCAGTGGGTCTGGTGTATTGTTAAAAACGCCCGAGAAGCTAAGACCAAGACAGGTAAGGCTTATATGCGAATGAAGATTTACGGGGCATCCTGCACGGATATGGAGGTCTTCGTATGGAACTTCAAGGCGGGTAAGGATAAGCTAATCCCAGAGAATAGTCTTATACTTGGAAGGTTCAAGAAGAGTGATTTTGGTTTGTCTACCTTCTTTGGAACGTTGGAGATTATTAGCAAATGACGTTATACCGTTGCGCTTATCAAAATGAAAATAGTCCGAGAGGAGTATTAATTCATCGTGTTGAAAGAGATCCGGAAGGCAAGTGGGTGAGAGCAGCGGGAATGGATACAGTAAGCAAGATTGCTTATAATGGAGTTGTTCTCAAGTTGGAAGTAGCTAGATTGACAAGTCCATTTATATCAATCAATTGGAATGAAAATAAAACATCAGAATATCACATATGTCTTTATCAAGATTATACGGTGGCTATAGCAGATGAAAAGTGGAGCAAATATTTCGTTCCGATAGAAACAAAAACAGAAGAATGATAAAGAATTAAGGCTGGAAGGGTAATCTTTCCAGCCTTATCTAATTAAGAATACACTATTACGAAGGTATATCTCACATGAAACTTACAAAAGATTTGCAAGCCCTTTTAGACGGCGAAGTTAAGAGAGCAGTTAAAGATACCCTTGAAGCAAAAGGATTAACTCCAGAGAAACCTAAAAAGTTAACGGAGGCAGCTAAACCTTCTGTAACTCAAGTTCTTACGGGAGCAGTAAAAACTGTTGTAAATACCCTTAAAGAAGGTTTTACTCTTATTCCAAAATCCCATCTCATGAAGACGGAGAAGCTTTCAGATGCTACAAAAACAGCTCATGATAAGCTTTATAAGGGCTATGTAGAGGCATTTAATAAGGTTGCTGCTGGATTAGTTGCAGCAGACAGAAATGAAGTTAAGAGCACCGCTAGTTCTTATCGTTCTCTTAAAACAGATGAAACATATAACTTCAATGGCGTAAAGCTTCACGAGCTATATTTTGCAAATATTTCTGATGTTGATAGTGAAATCAGAGTAGACAGTCTTCCATACATGAGATTATCACGTGATTGGGGAACATTTGAAGCTTGGCAAGAAGATTTTATGGCTGCTTGCATGGCTTCCCGTAACGGCTGGGGTATGACAGTTTGGGAACCATATCGTAACGTTTTTATGAACGTTGTTGTTGATAGTCACGACAAAGATATTCCTCTTGGTTGTATTCCAGTTATCGTTATGGATATGTGGGAACATGCTTATTTCAAGGATTACGGAATTGATAAAAAGGCTTATCTTTTTGCAATGATGAAAGAATTGAATTGGGACGTTATTGAAGCACGTATGCAAGTATGTGATAATTCTAAGATTGATTTAATCTATAAGATTGAACCACTTACAAATCCAAAGCCTGACGCAATGCTTTCTGCTGCTGCTGAACAAGCACAAACAGTTCCGATTACACAGGTTCAACCTCCAGCACAAAAGCCAATAACAACTGGATTGGGTAATCAAGCAACAACTCCACTTTCCCCATCTACACCAGCCGCTCCAGCTACACAAGCACCTGGCGTCCAAACAAGAGGATGATATGAAGAGATTAAAAGAAAATACATTGATGGTTCGTCATAGTGGTAAACTTGGTTATACCAATCGTTCAAATCGTCCTGTAAGCATTCCTGCTGGAACCTTATATGAACATGTTCGTCTTATTGACAAACAACACTCATATGTTCGTATTAATAACGTTCTATATGTTGCACACAATAAAGACTTGGTATTAAAAGAACAAGTTGTTCAAGCACAGTATCCTCAACAAATGGCAGATTTTGCGCCGGTCCCACAAAAGAATGTTTCTTTAGATCAGGTTGTTGACAAATATATTGTTCGCTATGAAAGAGAGAGTATTCCTCAAACTGGTATGCCTGGACCTGGACCTACTCCTTCCGCAGCGACGCCGCCAGAAACATTAGCTCAACAACCAAGTCCATCTTCATTAGAAGAACGTCAATTGCGTAGTTTAAGTGCTATTTTGTTTGAGCAAGATGCACCAGAAGAAGAACCACCAGCCGATGAACCTCCACCAGATGAAGGCGATACAGGCGATGAAGGTGGAGGCGGAGGACCACCACCAGAGGGTCCACCAGTAGTCAATACACCAAAGATTAACCTTAATGATTTTACTCGCAGCATCGCTCGCCTTATTAACAACTATGATGCTCTATTAAATCCACGTTCTATTATCCTTAATCGTGTTGAAGAATACATCAGAACCAATTACGATGAAAGAACAGCAAAAATGTTCATTCAAATAATGGAAAGAAATTATGGATTACATCCTACAAATACGGAGTATACTGGACAATCAGGAGGCGGCGAATTCCCAACACCATATTCCTTCAACGCTGGTGGAGAAGGTGGACAACTTGGTGGAGGTGGCGGCGAGTGATCAATGACTAAACCTGTCGGTAGACCTAAAAAAATTCTTCCTAAAGAACTATTAGAGCTAAGATTTACCAAGGAAGAAATGTTACATTTGAAGAAAGAACTATTCAGACACGGTTTAACAGCACATCAATTCATGGGATATCTTATACAACAGATATCTATTAACGATCAAAGATTAGTTGAGTTGCTAAATGAAGCAACACAATATAAGAAACAAAGAATATTGGAGGGCAAAGAAGAACACGTTGATGCGGAAACTCTATATCGTATGATAGAAGAAGAAAATAAAAAACTTCAGAAGTGAGGATTATATGAAATTCTTAAAGAAATTATTGGGTGTTGTAGAAGCTACTGAAACAAAGATTGTAACAGTAGAGAGTGGTGATTCTGAAGAGTTAACAAAGAGATTGAGGGAGTTTGATAATCAAGCATTACAAAGTCAAATAAAAACATTAGAAAAAGTGATTGGATTCCTTGCACAAAAGGTGGAAGTTCAATCAGAAGTTATACGCCGACAATCTGATGCTATCAGGGAAATACATACAACTATAGAAGAAATCGCAAACGTGTTTGAAACTGTCCAAAAAGTCACAATGATGGATAAACCACCAGTTGATGACGATGATGATGAAGATGAATCAGAGGGTCCAAAGAAATATCTAAACTGATATGGAAGACATAAATACAAATAACGGTATTAAAAAGTTTTTTGAGAATAATTGGCTAACGTTGCTTCTTATATTAGGTGCAGCGTTAGCTTTTTACTTTGGTTTTCAAAGAATATCTGAACTCAATCAAAGAAACTCTGAAATGAATCAGATGCTCCAAGATCAAAGGGATACTCTAAACGATAACCATGAAACCATCAATAATCTTAATAAAACTGTTGTTGATGAAAGAGCTGCAAGAGAAGAGTTAAGACGAGATTATGAAACCCATATGGAAGAAGTTCGTTCTAATCTTCAAAAGCAAATAGATGCAATCCGTCGTGGCAGAACTGTAAGAACAAATGAACTTACAAACAATCCTTCGGAACTTGTTAACAGCTATAACTCCACATTCGGATTTGGAAGAACTGCGAGTCCTGCGCCATGATTAAAAAACTTATATCTTCCATCTTATTAGTTTCTATATTGTTTGGTTGCACTACAGGAAATCTCCCAGGAGGCTCTACAACGGCTGTAGACAATCAAGGCTTCCCTGATATACCTCCATTAGAATTAGCACCTGTAGAAGCCGTTGAGGTGCCTACTGTAGAACCTAATCCAAATCCAACACCGGCTCCATTAGCTTTAACTCTTAATCAAGAATTTAGAGCACCATATCCAGGTATATTTTTCAGCAATGAACAGGCGGCATATATTATTGCCGAATTAGAAGCTTATCAGCGTCGTGTATCTGTGTCTATGGAAAGTATGAGAGACGGTTATCAGTTAAGATTACGTCATGAGACTGAAGAGTTAAGACTTCAGATTAATAGCGATAGAAATCGATTTCGCATTATAATAGCCGCAAGGGATGCAGAGATTGCTAGACTGTTGGCACAAACAGAAAGATTTGCAAACCGTGGGGCAGAATTCCCATGGGAAGCTGTCTTGGTTGGTGCTGGCGGATTATTGATTGGAGTTGTTGGTGGTTTCTTAATGGGTTTTATTGCTGCTAATTAATACTTAATACTCAAAGGACATATATGAAAGTACCTCTTTTAAAACAATCTGATGGTAGACCATCTGCTTCATTCACAATGATGATTATAGCATTTACCGTAGTTACCCTATGGCTATTTGTTTCTATAGTAGAAGAAGCATTCGGAATTCAAATCAGAGAATTCTCAGGTTCTGAAGCAATGAGCTACTTTACACCAATTGCAACCCTTTACTTCTCCCGTAGATGGACAGATAGAAATAATGCAACCGCTGAAACAACCAGCCAAGAGAAAGCAGAAGAATGATATGAAAATTTCAATCAATGAACTTAAGTCCCTAATTGCTGAAGCCGTTAATGAACAAGTTGCAGCACAACAAGGCAGAAGCTCACAACGTCGTGATCAAGCTGCTTCTCTAATCTCTGCTACAAATCTTCGTAATGCAGAAGCTGTTCTTAAACTTTTAGCACGCAAGTCTGAAGGTGAAATCTCCCCAGATCAAAAGCGTTATCTAAACATGCTTAAGGGCAAAACTTCCAAAGAAGACCTTAAGGTTGTTCTTGATAAACTTTATGTTGATGGTCTTAACGGCAAGTCCATTCTTGGTTATTCAGCCATGACACCAAACAAGCTTAAGGATCTCATAAACAATATGAAGTCTGCCAAGGCTGCTGTTGGTAGCGAAGAAACTCCTTCTGACGTAGAAGAGGTTGAAGCTGATGAAGAAGAAGCTGGTAAAAAATATCAGACAAAGGCTATGACCGGCGGCGCTTCTCTTGAAGATATCGCTAAAGAACTTGGCGTCTCTGTTCAAAGAGCAGCAGAACTTGAAAAGAAAGCAATGGAACGTTTTAAGAAAGCCGCCGTTTCTCGTGGTGGACTTGAATCTTTGGAAAGTCTCAAGGCATTGGCAGTTCCAGCAGCTAAACAATTCGTTGAACGTCTTGGTGAAGTAGGCGTTGAAGATTTCGTAGTAGACGTTCTTAAAATGCCAAGAGCAACAGAAAAAGATATTGAACTTCTTGTTGATCTTCAAGCAATGGTAGAAGAAGGCGCAGAAGAAGAGGCAGCAGCGGAACTTGTTAGATTGTATCTTCGTGGTTCCAATCTACCAGTCATGGCTCGCTTCACAGATGCACTTAAAGCAAAAGAAACAGCAGGTAGACCTTCTCTCGTTCGTAAATTCTTCTGATAAATCAAGGGGTTAGAAATTTAAATTTAATCCCTTGACTTTCGTTCCCAGGTATGGCATTATAATATATAACTGCTACTGACCCTGGAGAAACGATGAATACCATGAAGATCAATCCCGAGAACGTTAATCCCCTTTTCGCCCGCCTTCGTGATCGTGCAAAGCTTTCCGAGTGGCTGGTTAGCTATTATTTTAGCGCAGAGAAGACGGATCGTGCGTGGTATAATCCTAACGTGAATGCAGAGAACGTTCTGGCTTATATTTCCGATCCCCGCAGTGGCTTCCCGCTCTCCCCGGCTGATGTGTGCGATGATTGGGCTATTAAGAAGTCCCTTAAGTCGGATTTTGCCGCTATTGATTTTGATGCTGTCGCTGCCAAGCCTGTGAAGGGTAAGAAGGAAGCGATCTATAACACCGGAGACGTTTCCCTTAAGAATATCGGTAACGAGCTTCATGGCATTACTGCAATGATGGCTCTTAAGCTTGAAACCTCTGGCACCGCAAAGATGCAGCTTATGACGGGCAAGAACCGTGATGGTATGGAAGCTGCTATGGAGCGTATCTCCCAGGCGCACCGTGAGGTTGCAGACGCCTACGCTACGCTTCTCCTTTCCTGCAATAGCGTTAACGCTTTCCTTGATGCAATCAAGAAGGCTTATCAGATTACGCCGCTGGAAATGGAAGATATTAAGACTAACCGGGAGCTTAAGATGATCCAGTTCCTTATGAGTCAGGATGCTACGGATATTGCCGATTACCTCCGTGGGGATATTCTTAAGCAGGATAACCGGATGAAGAGTTTTCAGACGATGATTAGCAAGCACCTCTACCCGAGCAAGAAGCGTGGTCGTCCGAAGAAGAATGCGAACTGATTATGCCAGATCCAGAATTACTTAATCACCCATTATATAGTTCTTTCCCAGAGGGCTGGACTACCCGTGCGGTAGGTTCGGTCCTTTTTGTCTTTAAAGAGAACATAAAGATAAGAATAGAAGAGTATAGCTATCTTACCATAGACGTTTTAAAACTTAAGCATGATCATGGGATCGTCGTCACTCTTGAAGAAGAAGAGGACGGCGATTTTGCTTTGGTGTCATGTAAAATCCAATCTGAAAATGGTAAACATGATATCAAACAATGCTATGATATATGTTTGAAGATAGATCGCTTCTTATCGGGAATACAAATAAATGACTAAAATTATTACAAGTGAAGATTCGGATTTTGAGTTAGACCCAGAAAGTTTAACTGATTCAACCGATATTTCTGAAAATATTAAAACAAATAGATTGGAAGCAATCAGAGATTTAGAAGCTTTACTTGAAAATTCCGAATCCGCAAGTAATGTCAGTAACATTACACAACAAACAAAAGAAGAAGCTAAGATTGAGTGTGTTATAAAGTTTGAAAGTCGTTTAACAAAAAATATGTTTGTAACAAATGTATATTTGTCAGGCTTAAATCAAACAGTAATTGAACGCAATATAACAGAAATAGAATTAAATGGCGAAGATCAAAAGCTAATTCGTCTGTTTTCTTTTTATCAAAATAACATATACAAACAAAAGCGCACAAGATTTGGCGCTACAAGAATTTTTCTACAAAAGAAAGTTATTAGAAGAAGAAAAAGAAACGTCCTTAGCAAAAATGATGTTTTAATAACAAAGTTTTATGTAAAGGTCAATGGTAAAAGGTTAAATCTAATTGATTTGGACGTGTATGATTGGAAAGTAAATGAAATGAAATATGCTTTTGACAACAATCGTTCCACAATTAAGATTCTTTTAGTAAGAAGCAAATAATTAGGTTTTGAGGAAATTCATATGACATTATCAATTCGTAAAGCTTTTCAAGAAGAACGCCGTAAAAAATACCTTTCTGGATTAATCAATGAAGCAATTGTTCAAATCCTTTCTGAACAAGAAGCTGCCGCTGCTCCTATGGGAATGCCTGCTCCTGCTGCTCCACCAGCCGATGTTTCTGCGCCACCAGCACCAGAAGCACCAGAACCAGCACAACCAAAAGAATTTACTGTTGATGATATGATTGAACGCCTTAACGTTATTCGTGGCGGTCGTTCCTTCACAGATCCAGAAGTATATGGACAATTAGTTACATTCTTTAAGACACTATCCGATGAACAAAAAGCTTCAATGGAGAAGTTTTTAATGGATCTTGGTAAGATTGTTATCAACGTCAATGAACAAGAAGCTCCTCCTTCACCAGAAGCTTCTGCTGCTCCACCAGCTACACCAGCCGCTCAACCACAAGTTCCTCCGGCTCCTACAGCGCCAGCACCAGCAGCTTGATTAATCTCTTGAAATAATCAAAATCATAGAGTATACTAATATCATGGCTGAACAAACTGAATTGCCGAAGTTTTACTGGCGGGAACAACGTCAGGTTAACGTCCATGATATTCCCGGTATCCGTTATCTCCCTTGTATGCCGGTAGTCGGTTCCTCTCACGGTGTAACAAGAATTGAAAATGGCACCTTTATTCAGTATCTTCGTGATGTTGAGGGTGGTCCCCGTGGTGAAGATAAAGCATGGGTCTTTGCCCTGGCAGAAAAGCCGGAAATTGAGTTTGTAGTCCCGGCAGCTTGTGCCCCTTATCTCTGGAAAGCAAAGCATAAGGTTAGTCCGCTCCGAAAGCGTTGAAAATACCCCGGCAAATCCGGGGTTTTTTATTACTTGAATTTTTCCCATTAATCTGTTATTCTATTAACATAATGACGAATCGCAATCACCTCCACACCGATAATACCCGCCGTTATTGCAGCCGTTGTGGCGATGCTCTCACCGATCCCGCTTCCCGTGAGTGCGGTGTCGGTCCCGTCTGCCGTAAGAAGGATACCCACCTCTACGCTAAGACCATTGTTGCTAATTTTGGGCTTGCGACCGTCCGTGCTATGAGTGTCCGTGAGGAAATGCTCGCTCCGGAGGTTGTTAGCGTTTGGAAGGCGGCGGTTAAGCGTCTCCTTAAGTCTGCGGAAAAGGTTGCTAACGTTACCGACGATATGACGATTATGCAGCGCACCGGGGCGGATCTCCGTGAGGTTGTCCGTGCCTGTGATCTCGTCTGCTCCTACGAGAATCCTACCCCCATCGTTCGCTCCACCGTTGTTGACGTTGTGCGTGCCTGTGGCTATGTCGGTCTTGCGGCGGTCCTCTCCGGTGAAGCTTCTACCTCGCCCAGCCGTGTTTGGTTTGAGAATGGTCGGGTCTATATGAGCGGGCTTGGCAACAAGTCTGGTTGGGCTGCGATGCGCCAGATCCCCGGTGTGCTTACTCCGAAGTATCGTGGGGATCGTGCTCCCTACTCTGTCCCGGCTGTCCAGGCTGCAAGCTTCCTTGAGAACGTTCGGCGCTACTGGCCGATGTATGAGGGCGATATCGCTGCGATTGCTACCGAGGCTGCTACCTGGGTTCAGAATAATCAGGCTGTTGCCCAGGCTGCTGCGGCTTCTACCGCTCCGGTTCATGTGTTCGGGATTACCACCCGCTCGCAGGATTTCGTTGTCACCTTCCCGTGGGTTCGTAATGCGAACATGAATGGTTTCATGGCGCAGCTTAAGACCATCCCCGCTAATCAGCGCAACTATAATCCTGTCACGAAGTCGTGGTCGTTCACCATCGCCAACCTTGATCGTGTGACCGAGATTGCCCGCACGTCGGGTATCTTCGGTGAGGTTCGGAAGGTTGATACTGGCGAAGCTACTCCGGAGGGCACCTACAATGCTCGTTCGGTTGGTCGTCGCTATCCTAACCTGGGTCGTGCTGCTTACTTCCGTGGTGGCTGGCGTCTCTGATATCAGCTAAAATCTAAACAAACTTAACCCTGGCTCTGCCGGGGTTTTTTGTTTTTAAAAATCTAAACCACCGTCGTCAAAATCGCCCTTTTGTATTAACTTCATAATCGTTTCATCGTATCCAAGCTTTATACCGGCTTGGATTTTTTCTTTATCAAAGTCCATGCTATTTTGATTTGGGGATACGCTTGGAATGAATACGTTGATCTTTACGTTTTCCAGCGTCTTGGCGGCTCTTAAAACCGTGTAGCAGTCCATAAGGTAAACTTGGTCGCTCATTATTTCAGAAGCCCGTAAAGCGACTCTGGGGGCGCTTGTAAGGTTAGTAGCTGGCAGAACACGATCTCTGATAGCAATAGGGGAAGTAAGAACAACGTCTATTTCATCTGGACGTTCTTTAAGTGCTTCATAGATTGGAATCTGGTGTCGGATACCACCATCTACCCATTTCTCTCCATATAGATCAATAGGTTCAAAGACTAATGGCAAGTGGCTGGATGCAAGAATAAACTCTTTAATAGCTGGATTTTCTCCGTCTATTACGGTGTATTCAGAGTTATTGAGGTTTACGCAACCTACAGTAAGTTTAACGCCGCTTGAAACTATCTTGCTAGCATCAAGAAATTTGTCTACAATATTCTTTAGAGGTTGTCCGCTGTGTAGAGAACCCTTCCACATTGAATAGAGATAGTTTATAGGCTTAACAGGATTCCAACGTGTGTAGATATCATCCGAGGTGTTTATGTTGTTCCAGATATCTAATAGCCCGTTTATAGAATGAGGTTGTTCCATTGGGGAGTGCATAGCAATCCAAGAAGCGTTAAGAGCACCTACAGATATACCATGAACAGTATTCCAAGTTCTTCCCGCTTCTAATAACGCTTGTATTGCACCAACTTGATAAGCACCTCTTGAGCCACCACCACTTAATACAAGCGCCCTTTTAACCATACGTCACCTCAACCTTTTAATAATGATTTACCACCATATGATACATTATTTCCACCATTTACGATAGCAGAACGTTCAACTAATAAATCTCCTGCAAACGGAGCACGAACACGAACCAAATCTTTCATTCTCTGTGGCTGCTCGTTGATTTTAGATAAATCTATTGATGGTAGGTCGTCTACGCAGTAGGCTCGCATTTCTCCCATTATAGCAAATTCTTTATTGGCTACTCCGGTTAATGGACCCATGCTACGAATGAGTGTAGTAGTGGTTCCCCATCCATCTGGGTTCTGAATTTGACGATAATAGTTTGCGCCTTCACGAAGATATACGGAACTTTGGGAAGTTGGTTGTTGCATCATAGCTCTTTGCATGAGCATACCAGCCACGTCTACTTCTGGCATATGAGGACGTGTTGGTTGTGGGCGTTGAGGTTGTTGTTGAAGTTGTGCTGCTCTATTTGCCCAATACTTTGCTTCCCAATCATCCATATCACTTACCTTCCTTAAGAACTATAGTGGCTACTGCTTCTAAAAGAATATTAAAATCCTCTTGTGATTTAATATTATAGCGTTCCATCAATTGTTTTGTTTCCTCTTCGTTTAATCCAAAGAAACCTTTAACTTTTTGGAATACTGTTTTTTCTTCTGGAGATATTTGTGGTGGTCCAAGATAACGTGGGTCCAATCCACGAATTTGGGACGCTGCAATTGCTGTTGGATAATCCGGATCTATCATTCCTCCCAAGTCTGCAATTCTTTTTGAAATTTCTGGACTTGAAATGCCAGCCGCTTGCAACTTTTCAACATATCCTTTAATCGCATCTTGAACTTCTTTAGATTTCAAAACTTCAACTGTTTTTGTTACATCTACGCTTTGTTGTTTTGGAGAAGTTGCACCTTTAATACCAGCGGAGGGAGCTTGTTTACGTCCTGATAGTGTGCGACGACCATCATATAATTCTAAAGCACTATATATCTGTCCGCCTTTATCACTTAAATTTGAAACGTTATCATTTATTATTTTTGTGAAATTTGGATAACCGGAAGCATCTGACAGTCTGTTTAAAGTATTATACAAACTTTTCAATTGATTTTCGGTTTTATTGGGAATTGCAATTGTATTATAAGCATAATTGATAACAAAATTTCGCAAATCTTTCTTTTGTTGTTCAGTTAACTCTTCTTGACTTCTGTTTAAGAGAGCTATAGCATCATTAATGTTTTCAATATTTTGCTCTTTTGATTCAGTTGGTTCATTAACAGCAGCCGAAGCAGCACTAATAGCCACCGGTCTAGCAGGCTTTGTTTGTTCAGCTAGAACTTCTTTAACAAGTTGATTGATCATTTCTTTTAAATCTGCCAAAACTTTTTCACGGCTTTTCTCAAAAGCAACTGCCCCGCCCATAGGTTCTGGGTTTTCTGGTGCATTATTGCTTGGAAGACCTTTAGAATAAATCTTTTCAGATTTTGGCTTCCAGTTTTCCCAGCTTTCCTTCTTAACGTCAGTCTTAACAAAATCCGGACTACCTGGCTCATTTGGAGCACGGCGCTTTCTTGTTACTGCACTTTTCTTTTCTTTTTTGCTCATATTCTTAGCCTTGTTTGCTGGAACACATTTTGGATATTTTTTGGAGCTATCCTTTGCTCTTACGCCTTTATCAGCAGATGCACCACATGGAGGATGCCCACCACCCTTCTTCTTGCGGCTGATATCTTTCCAATCTTGATCAAACCATTTACCAAGACCTGAATTTTTATATACTTCATTAACGTTATTATTTTCTTTTGCCATTGTTAATCCATGTACTTAAATGTGTGTTTTTTATAGGTTTTTCTATGTCCAAGTAAATGACGAACTATCACGTTTATTTTTGTATTATAATACACCGCAACGTCTTCAACAGAATTAAATATTAATCCATCATCTCGTATGATTTTACGATTTCTGTAATCCGGATTGCAATTTGATTTAGTAAATTTTCGATACCATTCACGATTGCAACGTAACTTTTTTATTTGATCATCACTTCGACGTTTTCTATTTTCTTCTGTCCTAACACTTTGGATATGTCTATTTCTTATTTCCGGTTTCCACATCGCTTCTTTTGTTTTGGCGGCGATAATATGTTTTTCTTGTTCGCTTCTTTTTCCATATCTTTTTGGACCACAATCTCCGCCTTCAGTTAGGTTTGTCAATTGTATTCCATTTTCTTTGCATTTTTTAATTTCTTGCATTTCAAGTTCGTATGCAACATTTTCTTCAAGATTTTCATGTAAAAATAAAACAACCGGCTCTTTACCGTTTTTACGTATTAATTCAATTTTATATTTTTTATGTAAATTGTTGCCCCAACCGGAGGGTTTTAAATGATCATATGCTCTATTTCCAGAACCTTTTCCAATGTAAAATATTGAATTGTCAATCGGATTTAATAATGCATACACGTAAAACCATTTGCGAAGGTCTTCGTTCATTTTTTCTTTCCCTTCTTACGCCAGCCGCCACCCTTACTCTTATACCACTTAGCTGCCCATGCATTAGCGTATGCACTTGGATATACATCAAACTTTTTCTTGGCTTGTGCTTTGGCACGACTCCACAAACTTGGATTCGTTGGAGCATTTTCTCCTTCATCAATACCTTCTTCTAACAAAGCTTCGTCTACACGTTCTGGAAGTTTTTCACCTTTTGGAGTTTCACGCTCAAACTCTGATGCTAAACGCTTCCACTTTTCTCCTTCTTTGCCGCCTTCGGCAGCTTTGGCATAGAAGAAACGACGTTGTGCTTGTGATGCAAATTTTTCATCTACTTCTTCATCACAAGCTTCTTCGTTCAAAAGATATTCTAATAGTGCCTCAAGTTGTTTCATATGTGCCTCTCTTATACTAGCATTAACTCCAACACGATCATCGTCGGTAGGAGATTGTCTTAATCTTCTTGCGCCCAATAAATCTTCGCCAAAATCTTCATCTTGTCCGTGCATTTCTTCATAATCGGCAGGAACAAACTGTTTTGGCCAACCGATAGCACCAAATCCACCCATTGGACTTCTTTGTGGAGGTTCATATATTACTGGAGGATTTTGTTCCGGATTTTCTCCAAACTGTGGGCGCCACGTTTCTGTTGGAGGCTGATCCGGATTAAGATTATTCCTCCAAGCTGCTAATGAATTGGTTCTGGTATTATTCCAGCCTAATCTATCTGGTGTTGTAGCTTTAGGAGCACCAAGAATTTCATTAATATATTCGCCAACAAATTCTTTAATTAAATCATAAAGAATTATTTCGGCTGCGTCCTGCTCATGCTCTGTTTCATCTATATCAGAATCAGGTCCAATCAATTTATTAAGTTCTTGATCCGGATCTGTTGCTTTTAAAGATTTAATGCGTTTACCAATAGGTTCTTCATCTTCAGATAGTTGCAAAGCTAATGCAGCAGAATTTCCTGTCATATCATCCATAGGAACACCATCAAGGGTTGGTCCTAAATATTCTACTTTACGTCCATCTATAGGATTCTCATAATCAGCACCGGCATTCAATGGTGTAAATTGTTTTGGTTCAACCAAAGTGTTAGGAGCAGGGAAGCCTGGCAAGTCTCTCATACGAGAGACAGAATTATCATATGGAGCACTTTCAGCAACAGTTTCTACTGTGCCATTTCTACCATTCCAATGTGGAACAGGATCTTCATCAGAATTAAATCCAAAACCTCTACGATATTTATTGTTAATCCACTCTTGGTCTTCTATATTTTGTTCAAGCTCTTCTTGTTCTTGGTCAAACAAATCTTGGGTTGCTGGATTAAGTCCAAAGTGAGCAAGTTGTTTATATCCGCCCATGCCATAGTTGCCAGTTCCACCAAATGATGGATTGCCATAAAAATTAGGACCGGTATACTCTAATAGTTTTTGTAGGTTAGTTTTTTTGGTCATGGGATATTCTTTAATTATCTCTCTCTTAATTGGTAGCGTTCCACAAAAAAAGAAAAAGCATTTATATTCTTAATAGGACCATATATGATGGATATATGGCAACGATAGATAATCCTAAATATTTCCTATTTGATACGGAAACAGGTGGCGTCCGAAAAGAAATGAGTCTTCTTACTCTTTACGGACATATTCTTGATGAAAATCTTAATATATTGGATACGATTGATTTAAAGATAAAGCCTGATGATGGTGTATATCATTTGCACGCTCAAGGTCTTGAGATTAATAGAATTAACATTATAGAACATGACCGAATAGCTAAACCTCTATCAGAAGTTAAGACCCGGTTTAAAAACTATATTTGTGGATGGAGTCTTAATCAAAAACTTACTCCGATTGGTCATAACGTCCGATTTGATGTAAAGTTTCTTAAAACCCATCTTTTGGAAGATTGGGATCGTTATTTTGATCGCCGTCATATTGATACCGCATCAATTGGTAAGTTTCTTGCTCTTACTGGAATAGTTCCAAAGCTTAATACTTACAGTCTCTCTGAAATGGCTTCTGCTATGATGATTGATGTAGATGAAAGCAAAAGACACGAAGCCAGCTATGATGCCGATTTAACCCTTAAAGTATTGCAAAACATGACCCATTTAGTAAAAGGAACAAAGAAATGAGATATACAGTAAACGTTGATGAAAGAGTAAGAGTTAAGGATATTGAGTCGGCATGTTATATGCCGATTTATATCAAGTTCTCCGGTCCCTTCACAGAGCAAACAGCAAATAAGTTCTGTGAAGAGTTGGAAGCAGCAGAAGATCATTGTATTAAGGCGAAGCAAGAAATTCTTCCAATCATCATTGATAGCTACGGTGGCGAGGTATATTCTCTCCTTGCTATGGTTGATATGATTAATGCCTGTAAGATCAAGGTTGCAACCATCGTAGAAGGCAAAGCTATGTCATGTGGTGCTGTTCTTCTTACTTGTGGTGCAGAGGGCTATCGATTCTGTGCTCCATCGGCTACCGTTATGATTCATGAAGTATCCAGCATGAATTGGGGCAAGAACGAAGAAGTAAAGGCTAATGCCGTAGAAACAGATCGTTTGAATGAACGTATCTTCAAGATGATGGCAAAGAACTGTGGTCACAAGGAGGATTATTTCCTTGAATTGGTTCACCAGAAAAAGCACGCTGATTGGTTCCTTGATGCAGATGAAGCCATGAAGCACAATGTAGTAAATCATGTTGGAATTCCAAGCTTCCACGTTGACTTTAAGATCGATACCGAATTCCGTTTGCCTAACGGTAAGCCAGTTCGCTGATTTTTAAAACATAGAAAAAAATAAAGGGAAGGTCGAAAGACCTTCCCTTTTGTGTTTATACCACAGGTATATTATCAGACAATGCTTCCGGAAGTAATAAACCAACCGCAGCCGGTGCCATATACTGGTCCAGCCAAGCCGCTTACTCCGATAGCTTGAACAACTTGTCCTCTATTTGCTGCCAATTGAGCAGTCCATGCTCCAGCATTGATTGCGTCAGATGCTGAAAGAGTGAATGTGTTTGAGGATGCAACTACTAAACTGACAATAATGCCATCAGCTACAGTTCCATCAACTGATTGTGTTGCGCTAATGTCCGGTAATACTGCTGTTACGCCTGAACCTGACAAAACGATTACGCTAACTGATGCTGTGTTAGAACCAGCAGAGAAAACTTCTTGTTCAGAACCGAAAAAACCGGTTGTTCCATCAACTAGTGTGCTGACAAAACCATCTTTTGTTACTTTATTTCTGATACCCATATTAAATCACCTTCTTCCTGTGGTAGCTATAAATATGATGCTAAAAAATATTATTCTAATTTAGCAAACCCATACATCATTAAATAGTTATTATTATTCATAAATGACCACATCATCTTGGAAAGATCCATTGCCTGTTTATATGTGGAGCTTGCCGATCGGCAAATACCATCCAGCAGGTTTTGGATATTCAAAAAATCATAACGTTCATACTGGAGTAGACTTATACGTTCCAGATAATATTCCTGTTATGTCTGTAGAAACCGGAACAGTTGTTGATATATTCAGATTTACCGGACCAGGAACTCCATATCCAAATCTATTACCAACAGAAGCAATCATGATTGAAGGTGCTACCGGTGTAGTTCTTTACGGAGAAGTAGAAGTTAAAAGAGATATACAAATTGGACAAATAATTGAGGCTGGAAGTAAAATAGCAAATATTAAATGTGCCATTTTAGATCAACCAATGTTGCATCTTGAATTGTATAAACATGGAACAAAAACTCCGTGTGTTTGGAAACAAGGAAACTCACAACCTAAATCCCTCCTTGATCCTACTTCCTATTTACTTTCCCTAAAGACCTTTAAAAAATGACAACAACATCTTCTCCTACACTTGCTCTAAAAGGTAAACGCTATGATGTTCTCTTGATTGACCCACCGTGGGCACACTTCGGAGATCCTAACAAAGATGCTGCCGCAGGAAAATATTATCAGCTAATGACTGATACCGATGTTAACAGTCTTCCACTTAAGAAAATTCTTAAAAAGGATGCTTACGTATTTGTGTGGGCTACTACACCACGTCTTAATGCCGCTATAGAGGCTATTAAAGCCTGGGGACTTCACTACCGAGGCGTAGGTCATATCTGGGTAAAAACACGCAAGGACGGCGGTATAATCAACGCACAAGGCATTCCTCCAACCTATAGTAAACCCACCACAGAATTCTTATTAGTTGCCACAACCAAAAAAACTGGCAGACCTATTAAACTGCTAAATTCAAAACTTCCACAAGTTGTATTGGCTCCAAGAGAGGGACATTCAACAAAGCCAGAAGTGTTTCGTCAATTGATTGAAAGTGCTTTTGGTTCTGGTTATGATATGATAGAAGTTTTTGCTCGTAAACAAGTTCCTGGCTGGGATGCCATAGGAAATGGCGTTACTAATGGCGAAGACGTTAGAGTGTCAATAAATAATATCATATGAAAAAGCCGAAAAAGAAATTAATTAAGATATGGTGGAAGATACCAACTATTGATGATATTCCTACAAATGAGGCAAGAGAACTTATATATCGTTCAATGCAAATAGCATCGGATGCTCTTTATTATTATCATGGTGTTTTAGAAGAACCAAACTATTTTAGAACATTTTGGTTTATGACAGAAGCAGATAAAGGTGTTCAAATGGTCAACTATCTTATTAAAAGAATGGATGATCCACGTATTGAATATCATGCAGAAGTAAGATACTAAAAAAGGCGACCCATTTCGGAGTCGCCTTTATCATTTGTTATGTTTTAGCTTTAGTGCTTGTTATAACCGCTATATTCCCTTGCTGCATTAACCTGCACAACCTCACGATCACGATCATTCGGTCCAGTAAGAATCATAGCCGTTAGACGACCACCAAACACGCAGCCGGTGTCAATACCATAGCATCCAGCACCATTCGTGCCCTTCCACATATAGATACCTTCACGACCAACAACGTTATGCCCGAAGATAACATCACGGGTATCATCCCATAGATCCGCCCAAAAGACAGAACCAGCGGGCTGACGAAAACCAGGCATATCAAGCGGCATCATACGGTGAGTTTCCGGATGAATAAACCGCACCATCGTCATAGTCTCCTTATTCTGCCTATGAAGCTGAATACCGGGAGCAAAACCAGCGTGAACCACTAGAGCATTATGCTCCGGAAGCTCAATATAGAAAGGCAGACCTTCAAGCCATGCAATCTCAATATCGCCAAGCTGATTAATGGTATTCTCCTGATCCGGATCGGGATACATAGGGTTCCGGTAATTCGGATTAATCCCAGCCTTAAGCATATGCTTACGCCGACGAAGAAGCTTTGCATCATGGTTGCCCTGGACTGCATCTGCACCAAGTTCCATCGCATAACGCACAACCCCTGCGCTATCCGGACCACGATCCACTAGATCACCGGCAACGATTAGACGATCAATACCCTGCCGATAATCAACACGATTCATAAGCGCCCGAAACTCGTCGAGACACCCATGCACATCGCCCACAACAATTGTTCGCTTAACCATATTATTATAATAACAAAAAACCCCTGATTTCTCAAGGGTTAAATATCCTAGATTTTATAGTGTTTCAACAGGAAATATTGAACTTGGTTCGCATATCAAGAAGCGCAAGATTCTTATGCTTGGCTTCTACATCAACGTCAACAGTATCGGAGCGCATAGCCTCAAGCTGCATATCAGGGATACGATGAATATACTGCGAATGAGCACGCTTCTGATTAAAAGCCGCATTCTCAAACCCTGGCTCCGTATTGCTAATATGCTGCAAAGGCTTGATATCTCCCCAGGTAGCACGGGTATCATCAAAAGCCTTGGCAAAGGACATATTGCCGGTATTGAAAGTAAAATGGTGGCTATCAAACACTACCGGAACACCACAACGATCATGCACATCAAGTAGCTGCGGGACATTATAGCACTTCTCGTCATTCTCAAGGGTAAGACGTGAACGGACGTTATCAGGGAGAGAACGATAAACGCTTACGAGAGAATCTGACCGATTTGCTTTACCGCCATGAATGTTAATAGCTGCATAGCTTGAAAGGGGTAGACCCATACAGTCAAAAACCCATGCATGATATTCAAGCTCTGTAATGCTGTTCTTGATAACATTTGCGTTGTCGCTGGAAATAACTGTAAACTGTCCAGGGTGAGTAGTGACTCGGATGCCATTATCTGTAAACAACTTGCCCAGCTTTGCAAGCTTGCCAACAAGAATAGCATCGTCCTTAATCATCTGACTATTCTGATCCCACAGGGGCAATAGGCTGGATGAAAGCCGAAATGAACGGATATTGAGCGAAACAAGCTTTGGCACAAGCTTGATATGCTGATCAACGTTATGATGATAGGTAGAACGAATACGATTAAGGGGATACTTGCCAGCCTTGAAGGCACCTAACTGCAAGGTCTTTTCCTCAATGATATTCTTAAAGACGACATTACCCGTTCGCTTCTTAACAGGCTGGATGAATTGGCAGCAAAGTCCGAGGCTCATATCTACACCTTATCAGGAAAAAGAGGGATTATAAACTATTATTCGTTTGAAGGGACAAGTTCAATATCCGCTTCATCAACGTAGCACTTTGTTTCACCGACAAGGATTAGTGCTTGCTGAACGGCTCCACTATGCTTTGAAGCTGCCCACTTAAGATAAAGCCCGATTTGATCCGCATGAAAGTCAAACCAGTCTGCCGAGGCGATATTAACACAACGGACAAACTTAAAAGGTCGCTTAATCCGAATCAAATCACCGGGCTTAAAGTTCACAGCGAAAGACTCCGCTTATTCACCAGGGAAAATCATCGTGCAGACCATCATTGAGCTCTGCATCAACCGCAAACGTCCACGGCGACACATGACGGTCGGCGGTCGCAGCCGCCGACGCCATATCCTCAAAACCGTTGCACTCGGGGCACGCTTCCCAATGCCAATGGATGCCCTCGTCCTGAACCATCACACGACCCTCACCCGAACACTTCTGGCAATGCATCATCATTCTCCCTTATCAGTTGGAAAGGCTATTCACAAGGAAAGAGGCAAGCTCACGAACACCAGCACTATCCGGATTATAAGCACCGATACGGACCATGCCCCACCGAGCATAAACGTAAAACGTCTCACCCGTTTCCTCGCAAACGAAACCGACCTCCATAGCGGAATAACCGCTATCGGTGTCGCCCCAGCCTTCCATGCGCCCAGCAGCGAACGTGGAAAGCACATGATCCATATTCACATTGTCAACGTGGAGTGCAAGGGACATTCCACAAATATCAACCGGACGGGCAGCGAAGTTCATTTCTTTTCTTTCTTTTAGCTTTAGATTAGGAAGTTTATAGCTTAATCAATAACGCTCGTTATCGTAGACCTGCGAGGCAAGCTCTGCGAGCGCAGCCTGACGGCGCTCCTCGGCGCTACGAAGGTCATTAGCCCTACGGCAGCAGGGACAGCGGACCATGCGATATCGGCTCACACCGAAACCACGTCCATCACCCTGCGACCAACCCTCACGCACGTCCGAAGGGACATACGAGAACACCGCAGCGCAGAACTCGCACGGACGCTCAACACGGACGCCACGAACACGACGGGGAGCAGCAACAACCTTGACCGACATAATCTCTCTCTTTCCTTCTCTCTATCTATATACAGAATAGCAGGGGTAGAGGATATTTTCAAGTAATAAAAAGAAAAATAAAACCCTTATTTTTATAGGCGAATCGGGTCAATGGGACGATATTCGTGAACCTGATATAGCTCCGGATAGATCAACCAGCCTAGCCGTTCACCCCACAATACCTTATAAGCTGCGAAATAACCGGGACACCGCTGACGACCACCGGGACCACCAACAAACATGAAAATACCGCCATGAGGGATACGCTCATATTCTGCATAGCGAAAGCTTGGATAGGCGGCCTTATCGCTAAAAATAAATCCCGGCGTGTAATAGTTCCGATAAAGCTTACCCGAAGTAGGGTTCCACTTACAAACCAGAGTATGCCAGCCGGGATTTAGATGCATTTAATCAGTCAATAAGATTTAGATTATAAAGACGGAGAACAGCCTCACGGAGAGAAATGCCAGTAGCGTTGGCAAAATGCTGTGCTGCATTGATCTGATCTGCTGATAGATGAACGGGACCACCACCAGAATCATCATCCATATTGTTGGCCATATTCCGAAGACCTGCTTCTGCAAGACGTGCCGCAATACCCGCTGCAAAAAGCTTACCTGCCCATGATAGACGCATAATATACCTATTCTTTCTTTCTTACTATTAACTAGTCAATTTGTGAACTTAAATTGACGCACAATCGTATTATTGATCCACTTGCTATCACCCGGCTTATCCGAGAAAGCAATTAGATAACGACGCTCATACTCCGAAACGTCAATTGCAACCACCTCAACCTCATAAGGCTTGCCAAGCACATTCATGCGAAGCTTCTCACCCTTGTTAAGCAACTTTTCAAGATCACCAACCATGTTCAATTCTCCTTTTATCTTAAGATATGGTTAAGATAAATCAGTCCTCAAAAATGTCAAGGACCGTGAGAAAATTCTTGTTTCGAGCACGGAACTTCTGGCGTGCATCTGCGACAGACGTTGCACGCTGGGACTCCCAAACAACCGAACCATTGAACGAATAGATGATCGTGTAATTCTTCATATAAATAAATATAACACACCATTCAGAGAATTTAAAGTAATAAAAAACCCCGGAAATCTGGGGCTTTCCGGGGTTTAATCTTTGGAGGAAGAAGAGGATTTAATCAATCAAGTAATGACGGAGGTGCAGGTTCTGATGCGGTTAAGTTAGCTTCATTCTCTTGCATCTTTTGTTCAGCCTGTTTATTAAGACCTTCAACCATACGGTTATAACTCTCAACATACTCTGGACAGAGAGTAACATATCTCTTGTCTTCTGGATGAACTTCTACTACTAATGAACGAAGATGATCTACAATGTTTGTTCCAGTAAGAAGAGAAAGTTGAACCAACTCTCTTACCATTGCAATAACGTTATCATCTACTTTATAAAGTGTTCTATTTGCTTCTGTTGTTACTGTTTCTTCTGACATAACCATTCCTTTTAGGAAGAGTTTAGGGAATGTAACCAAAAACGTATAACAGAAAAACACAAACAACAAGGATTATTCCTGGTATTGGATCATGTTCATCTAACATAATATTGCCTTTATCGCATGAATTCAACAGCAAGACCTTCTTTAACAAGTGTATCATTTAAAGATATCGTTTCTTTTGTAAATCCTACAGGATAAACTTCTATCAACCATCTACCATATTTCTCTTGTCGGAGTTCTTTACCATTATGACTACAAATGATAACATAACCGTCAGGAGCATTTGTCTTTAACCATTCTTCTACACGTCCTTTAGTGCCAAGACCTCTTAATAATTCCTCTTCATCTTTTGGATGAGAAATTTCTGGAGCATTTATACCCCAAAGACGTGCTTTAACATCTTTAAAAAGACCAAAACCAAGGTCTATTAGAATATCAACGGTATCTCCATCAATGACTCTATTGACCTTGGCTTTGTAGAAATAAACTAACTTTTCTGTTGCAGTTAACATACGGTTAAATATTAACCGCATATCTTATTGTCAGAGTATTTGAGCAGCGATAAGACAACCACGGGCAACAGCATGAAGTGGATCCTTAGCGTGTCTTACTTCTTTGACAGTAACAGGGAAACCATTAGCTTCAAGCTTTCTTGCAAATGTAGAAACAAATCCCTTAGCCTGGGTAGTTCCTCCCCCTACTACTACCGGTAGAGGATCCTTAAACTTTGGTAGATCCTTATGATCTGCAAGAGCAGCAGCAAGTTGCTTTGTAGTGTAATCAATAAGACGCTCGTAGTAAGCAGCTACAGCAGCAAGAATCTGATTATCATGTGGTTGACCGATGGTAAAGTCTCCCTCTTCCTTCTCAGCCTGAACAATACTATCTGTCTGTCCAGTAGCAACAGCAGCCATACGATCAATCCAGTCGCCACTCTTTGTGGTAGAGAAGGTCAATACAGGTTCACCATTAAGCATTACACAGACGTTAACCATGCCAGCGCCCCATGATAGAGCAACGCCGGTATAATCGTCGTTCTCAAGTTCTGAATAACAAAGAGCTTCTGCCTCATTGATAGCCCTTGGAGCATAACCAACATCGGATAGAATCTTCTTTACAACGTCTTCATGATATCCGACATCAAACTCTTCATCTTCTTGATCAATAGGCTGTGCAGGAATGCAGAATACAAGCTTTTCACCCTGTTCTGCTGGTGTTCCAGCTACTTCCTTAAGAATATATGATAGAACCTTACGGGCATCCTTCTCTTTTGAAGAAACAACACCACGGAACATAGGACGCTTTGCGCTATCATTACGCTCTACAGCCTTTTCAATAGCATCCTTGCCGAGAAGGATAAAGGTTCCATCTGTATCCTTTACAAAAGTTTTACCAACCAAACCCTTTTCAATCATCTTTGCAGCGATTGGAGTTGAAGGCTTGATTACATAGAATGCATCACGAAAATCTTTATATTGAACTGTTCCTTCTTCATGTTCAGATGCCAACACAACGAATGATGTGCCAACGTCTAAACCTCTACCTAGCTTTGTCATCTTTTTGCTCCTCTTCTGTTTCTTTTCCATAGTTTCTAGTTCTTCTGGTGATATTATTTTAAAACCCATCAGTCCTCTTTAGACTTTTTTAATGATGCCAGCTTTGAAACATTAGCACTTAAACCTTCGTCTTTGGCTACTGTTGTCTTACCAAGATCATCAAACTTTTTTTCAAGACTATCAGTTTTGACTTCGGTTATAAACTTCCTATCATCAATCTCAATCTTACGCAATCCTCCAAAAGAACTTTTATTTGAGTTTTCTGATGATGCTCTTGATATAAAACTAACTGGCTTCTCTGCTACTGGTTCTGGATTAATATTTTGAGCTATTGGATTTTGAATATTTACATTAATTGGCGTAGGATTATCCATCTTGCTTAAGATATAACCAAGACTAAAAACTATGAAATAGCTTGCAAATATTAAGAAAGATTCCATATCAGGTCTTAGCCTTTTCCTTTGCCTTTTGTTCTCTCAAGTATTTGCTATAGCAGTCATTGTGAACAATGGTCTTGCCAGCCTTAAGTTCTTCTTCTGGAATTGTGCCCTCAACCTCCAACCCACAGAGCGCACAATTAGGCTTTTTTACTGGGGCGGCCTCTTCTTTTTTTTCATTGTTTGCCAATGGAGTTGTTGCCGCTGGTGCTACTTCCTTCTTCACTCCAACATGATCTATAACCTTTTGAACCGATGCTGTAGCATTTACCGCTGGTGGAACTGTTGAAACAGGCGGAGGAGCAACAGTAGGAGGTGTAGGCGCAGGAGCAGCTACAGGTGCAGGTTTTGGTTCTGGAGGGTTTGTTACAACCGATTCTTGTTTAATTTCTGGCTTTGATGTAACTGGCTCTGTATTTTCTACCTTTTGCGAACCACCATCTTTGAATAAACCAAGTAAACCATAACCAACGATATCTCCATAAGGACTTTCTCCAAAAGCATCCTTACGTGTTGCAATACGCTTAAGTTTATCAAAAATACGAACTACACATAGCATATCTGTATATGAATCTACTGGTATTCCATCTGGATATAGCAACTTTAAGAAGTCTCCAGCCTGATCAAATGATGATCCATAAGCCGCATTCTTTTCATCAACCAACTTGCCGATTCTTTCGGCTAATTCTGTATATTTTCCCATTTTACCTCTATCGATTAAAAAGGAGCTTAACATATCGGAATATCTTTTTATATTCGCAAAACAAAAAAGACAGGAGGTTAATCCTGTCTTCTTATAAATGTAATATATTTAAAGGTGCCTTATGTCAGCCCAAACCGTTGTAACCTAAGCCTCTATTCTCATATTGGAGAATCTGAGCGTCAGAACCGCTAAATACGTTAAGGGCTCCAGTAAGAAGATAATAATCTCTTCTTGGAATAGTTGTTAATCCTGCAACTACTTCATATGTTACGGAACCAGCTTGTGCAGATAGATAAATGTCTGTAACTCTTAAACGACCACCATAAGAACCACTTACTGGCAATGTAAAGAAGTTTGAACCTGCCAATCCATTTGCAGTAAATGCAATTTTAAGAACACCATCTGAGTTATTCTTAACTGTTATTTCATTTGTAACAAATGGAAATTGAACATTTGATACGGATCCAGCAGAGGCTACCGATTGAGTTACATACGGTAAACCACTTGCTTGATATTCTGCTACGTTATTGGGACCGGTTCTATAATTGAATGCCATATTCGTTAAATATTAGGCTCATTCAAAAGGTTCTCTAATCTTTCCACTTTCATCCACTAACTTAAACGCCTTAAGTGTATGTTCAAATGGATTTCCTTCAATAGCAACTACCTGTTCAAGCATCTGTCTGGCAATATCTCTTATTTCTACCTGGGCATGAGTAGAATATCTTAATCCAAGGAAATGAGCAAAAGAACGGAAGTTAAACATTACATCAGCCGTCAACTGATTACCGTATGGCAAATATAGACGAGCACTCTCTTTTGCACGCTTACGAGATACACCCTTGGCAACAAGACGATTTAAACATTCATGGTAGCTATTAAGACTACCTTCCATGTGTTCTACATAAAGCTTTACTTCTTCATCATCCCAATCCTGGGGAACATAATACTTATCGTCCTTAAGTTCCTTATAACGGGCACTTTCACCATTCACAGATACACCAATACGATGTTTGATGATATGAATATGTGAAGCAACCTCGGTTGTAACAAGGAAATGAAGACTTGACTTTTCAAATGGAGTTTCGTGATGATTCTCAGCAAGCATCTTTAGTAGAGCCGGCATTCTATTCATCTTAGCTTCATCAATATCTCTAACTGTGCTGGTCCAAGCCGATTGAGCATGAGTTAGGTCACCCCCATAATGCCCAAGGAGTTCTACTTTATTCTGATGTTCTTCTTTCATACACTTTCTCCATCCCAATTTTTCCATGACACATAAGGCAAGCTATCATCTTCAAGGTTTGATTTCATTTGTAGAACAAGCTCGTAGGCTTCTCCATCATGGCATTGCATTTCTACAACAACTTCTTTTTCTGATTTACCAGAAGATATAAGTTGATTAATGGCTTTTTGTAGTGCTTCTAAAGCTTCTCTTGTTCCAGTTATACGTGCTTCTTCATGTTGTTGATATTGTGCATGAATATGAAGTGATTTCATTTAACTTCCTCTACGTGTTCTATCTCTTCTAACATAAGAGTGTATGTTCTTTCAACTCTCATTCCATTTCTCATTTTAAAACATCCAATTTCCAAAAAGAAAATCCCATTGGCAACTCTTTTAGTCAGGAGCGTGCCAATGAGAATTCTTTTCTCTAAATCTTCCGGATCATATCTTCGTGTTAATGAACCAGATGGATCAATGAAACCAAGTTTTCTTGGATCTTTAAATTTAAGCTTTAATACTATTCCTATAGGAGCATCATTAATAATATCATATATCGTTTTCTCTTTATCTTTTTTGTTATTACGAGAAAATAGATTTTTTAGTTGCTCAAACATGAATAGATTATAGCATCATTTAATATGATAGTATATCAATCATGTGTTCTGCTTGTAGGAGCATGATATCTGTTCATTTCATATTTAAATAAACCATCTGTTATAGCCCGAGCAGGTATAAACAAACTCAAATGATGCATATTACCAACATATGAACTGGCTATTCCAATAACTCTACCATTTGGTAACAATAATGGACCACCAGAAAACCCTCCAATAAGAGGAATAGAAGCTTGAATTCTGTAAAGTTGTCTATTTTCAATAATGTTTCTTGAAATTATACCATCTACTAAAGACCATACAAGTTCAAGAGGATGCCCAACAAGAAAAACGTGTTGAGCTATTTCTGGCGTTCCTACTTGTATGATTAAGCTATAATCAGAATTTCTTGTGCCTTCCCGAAGTTCTAATATAGCTAAATCATTTTCTTGATCTACATATGCAACCGTCGCTTCATTAAGTTCGTCATTAATGAAACGCTGATTTAACATGTTAATATTTCCGTATCTTACAAACTGAACAACAACACCGGTTGGATTTGGTCTTGTTGGTAGTTGCATTACGGTTTCCCCTAAACGTATTAAGCGCATTTGTTGAAAACAATGCAATGCACTTATGATTGTTGTTTCAGAAACAAAAAAGCCGCTGCAATATACCTGTGCGGTTTGATCAGCGGCAGTTTCTGTTCTATTTTCTATGAAGGCGACCGTTGCTCTTACAGCATTCTCCAGCGGTGGACTTCCTCTGTCTCTTTGGACAGGAACACTACTATGGCAGCTAAATAATAGCGCCACTCCTAACAATAAACCCAATAATACCTTTCGCATAACATACCCCCATACATATAAATATAGGTGTCACGTGTGATCTTCATCACAGTATTTTTTATAAGCGAACTAAATCGTTTTCTATGATTATCTTTCCAAGATATCTGCCAAAATCATAATCACTTTTGTAATGAACACCAACAATCATACGAGATAATCCAATGTTTCTGCCAAGTTTCAAAAGTCCAACTTTATAATCTGGATATCTTTTGGCAAGCAATTCTGCCATAACATAACCTTCAAGTGCATGACCACTTGGATATGCTGGATTATCTACGCCAGTTGTTTTAATAGGAACATATAAATTTAAATCGTAATAATATGCAAGTTGAGAAGGACGTGGACGATTGTAGTGTTCTTTTAATCTAAATGTCAAAGGGTCTAACTGATCAATTACATTCTGCATCTCTTCTTTTGTTAGATCATTTATTCCACGACGTTTTAGATAATCAATAAAAACCTGACAATAATCATCTTCTGCCGCTTGACAAAACTGTATAATAGCTTCAGAAGCATCACCTATCATCTTTATACAACTCTTCAACTCACGAATTGTTTCATCAGATGAATTAACTGGAGGCGGCATCTCAAACAATCTATCATAGATGCCAAGATCCATCAATTTTTCACTTAGTTCATCCTGTTTTAAGGAAATCTCTTTATCTCTAAAATTAAGATTTCCATACTTTATTTTGTTTATAAAGCTCATAACCACCGCTTGTTTTCATTAAGCTGATACAATTCATCTTTAGGAATACGCTTATATTTGCGACAGAATATCTTCACGATATTTCCAGCAAGAGTATAAGCCTCATTCTCATATATTGTGTCTATGTCACCCATCTCGTCCATAGGATCAACATTTGCTAAATGCTTATCAAGTAATCCTGTTTCTTCTTGACGAGCATGGGTAAGCTCATGGGCAATGGTTCTTAAAACATCTACTAAAAGGCGCTTACCAACCAAGACATGAATCATGTGTTCGCCACGATTATACATGCCAGTTGTCATATCCTTTTTCTTTATTGTGTGAAGGTATATGTCTGGCATATCTTCCATCTTTAATATGCTATTACAGAATTTAAGGAAATCAATAAGAACATTTAATGATTCCTTTTTCATTGGCTGACTTTTATCTTGAAATATTCTTACTCTGTCTGCTTTCTTTTTCGCTGGAACTGATTGTTCCTCTAAAGCAATATATTTCACTTTGTTTGCAGGTAATTCGCCAGTTGGTTTATCTCCATAATTCCACATTGTATCTGCTGTTGGATTATAACCTCTTTCGCTTTTATGAAATTTAAAACGTTTTTGTTTTTTAAACGGAGATTCTAAATCTTGATCATCTTCTGTGATATCTTCTTCTAAATCTATTCCTTCTGAATTTGAAAACCCAAAATAATTGGATACGGTATTAACTTCTTCTAACTTGCTTTTAGGAGGAGGATGAAAATCGGTAGGATTTAATGCTGAAGCAGCACTGCCACCAGCAATTGCACCAGTTGAAGTCAAAGCGCCGCCACCCGTGCTAATTGCTATTTGCTCTTCTAATTCTTCTTCTAAAAGGTATTCAAGAAGTTTTTTAAGTTGTTCGTTCATAATCTTTAATTACTACTTACCTTTATGAACTTACTAAAAACATACATAAAACTTGTTCTCCGTGAATCTTTAGAGGAAGGTCAAATAGAAAAAACCCTTCTAACACTTGACCAAGTTGTAGATAAGATTAAAAATAAAACCTTAATCTTCATAGACACAGAGACTACAACTTTGGATCCAAAGAAATCATTTGCTCAAATAACGGAAATAGCCGGTGTAGCTTATGATACTAATACAGGTGAACGTCTTGGCGAGTTCAATATGAAAGCCAAACTAACCTCCGCCACTCTTTCTCAAATAGAAACAGAGAAAGGTATGAAAGCAAGAGGTGAATGGAAAGAAGAACAGAAGACCGTAGAAGACCTACTTGGTATGACCGCTTATCATACAGAAACTGTTCCTTATCAGGAAGAAGCTGAAATGATGGAAGGTTTTGTAGATTTTATTAATAGCTTTGCTGATCGTAATCCTATATTAGTAGCTCATAATGCAAGATTTGATATGTATCAGATTGGTAAAGCATTAGAACGCCACAAACTTCCTAAAATGTCAATAATGCCAGTTGTAGATACAAAGGCTCTTGTGAAGAACTACCTACAACCTCTTTTATCTCTAATGGAAAAAGAGGGAGATCCAGCCGCTGAACCTCTCCTCCGTGTATTAAGACCAAAGAAACTTTTTGTTAACCGTCTTGGTAATCTTGGAGATGCTTTCCAAGTTTCTACAAAACATTGGCATTCTGCTATTGCAGATACAGAACAACTCGCAGGCATTCTATCTTCCCTCATTAACTTCTTTGAGGAAAGACAAGATACCTACGAGTTCCGTTGATCAATATTTGCCGACGCCGTTTGGATCCCAGTTTGTTGGAATCTTCTTACCATCTTTCCAGCACTTATCTGTTTGGGTTTTTAATCCCAATACTGGAACGGCATATTCTACTACAACCTTTTGCCAGATACCCATGCCAGGATCTGATGGTTTCTGACCATTTGATTGTCTGTGTGCCCAGATATATTCTATTGGCATACCAGCAGCTCTGCCATTGTCTACCAGCCACTTAAGGGCGGCTCTAAACGTCTCTACAGCCTTATCATCCAATGGAGTTGGATTGCCACCCCAAGTTGATTTAACATCTTCTCTAATAGGCGTCTTGGGGTCGTCCAATAAACCTGGATAATGTCCTTCACACTCTAATCCAAGACTGAATGCATTAAGTTCATTTCCATGATAAAGATACCAATCTAATGGTGCTGTGATTACGTATACGCCGTCTCTATATGCTACTGCATGAGCAGGAATACCTAATGCACGTCTGTAAGCTTTTTCTCTATCATTAGCCGGACCAAATACACAGGCAGTTTGATGGATGGTTATGCCCGTTATTGTTTTTGGATCACGGCAAACTGTTTTGCCTTTAAGGGTTTTTGATGTGTTAACAGTTTTACCATCTGCTCCCTTTCTCGGAGGAAAGGGATTCTTTTGTTCGGCTCTTAAATCTAATACTCTTATTGTCATATAATCAGCCCTCGCACCATGTGCATTCTGTTAGTTCTCTCTTGTATACCGCATTGCTGTTCTGTTCAGCTTTAAGAACTGATGTAGAACGAAGGTAATAAAGACTCTTTAATCCGCTTGTAGCGGCTTCCAAGTGAACCTGATTAATATACTTTGGATCGCTATTGGCTGGGAAGAAGATATTGATGCTTTGTCCTTGATCAATGAACTTCTGTCTTTCAGCCGCTAACTTAACAATAGCAAATTGATTTAACTCTCTTGCTGTAAGGAATACTTCCTTTTGTTCCGCTGTTAAGCATTCCAAATGCTGAACTGAACCATCGTTCTTAAGGATTGAACCCCAAACTTCATCGGTATCTTGTCCAATGCTCTTAAGAAGCTTCTCGAGCTCTGGATTTCTTCTTACGAATGTTCCCTTTGCACTCTTTTGAGCAAATGCATTAGCAATCCATGGCTCAATACCTTGAGATACGTTAGAAGCAATAAGGGAGTTGGATACAGTTGGTGCTATAGCCATAAGGGTAGCATTTCTTCTGTTATGACCATTACACCATTCTGGCTCTCCATATTCAGCCGCAAGAGCTGTTGTTGCCAACTCTGCTTCTTCTCTAATCTTCTTGAATATGATCTTATTCTGAAGATAAGCTTGTAGGCTATCAAATGCAATCATATTCTTTTGGAAGTATGAGTGTAAACCGAGAACACCAAGTCCAAGAGCACGGGATTTAACAGCAAATCTTAATGCTCTTTCAAATCCACGGAGCTTTGAGGCTTTCTGGATAAACTCCTCCATTATACCATCAAGGAACCATACAGAGAGTTGAACTGTATCTGTATCTTTCCATTCATCCCATCTTGCAAGATTAAGGGAAGAAAGGCAGCAAACAAATGTATGTTCCTTATCTGTAGGAAGGAAGATTTCGGAGCAGAGATTTGAACCTTTAAGTTTAATACCGGTATTCTTCAATACTTCTGGTGCTTGATCATTAGCATTGTCTGTAAAGAAAACGTAAGGCTCTCCTGTCTCTACACGGCTTTTAACAAGTTCTTTCCAGCGTCTACGAGCCTCTGCATCTCCAGACTTTACCTTGTCTATAAACGCATTAGAGACACAAACACCGTGATGAAGATTAAGGCATTGACGATTGGTATCTCCAGTAGGTCTACGAGACTGTAGGAATTCGTCAAAATCACCATGTTCAATATCAATGTAAGCAGCACAAGCACCTCTACGGGTAGAACCTTGAGATATACCAAGAATAACGCTATCTGCCATTTTAAGGAATGGAACTACACCATCAGAATGTCCGCCCTTTGAGATTGGAGTGCCTTTAGCACGAACATCATTAACGTGAATAGCTGTTCCGCCACCATACTTGGATAGCATTGCTACTTCCTGTAGGGTTTCAAGGATCTCATATGTGTCATCAGCCATATATGAAGAGAAACAGGAGATAGGAAGACCTCTATCTGTTCCTGCATTACATAGAACTGGGGTAGAAGGACATAGCCAGTTTTTCCACATAATGTCAAAAAACTTGGTTTCAAGTTCTGGCTTATTAAGTGATTTGGCTACATTTGTTGCTACACGACGATACATAGCCTTTGGAGTTTCATCATTCCAAAGATAACCACCACGTAATGTCTGGAATGCATCAGATGTTAGCCATTCTGGTGCTTCCCCTTCTGCTTTTAATTGTTCTAATGTCTTCATATATTATTCTCGTTTAATCAAAACATATCATCAAAATTTACAACGCCCTTGGAATAATCAGTTGGCTTAACGCTAAAGAAATCATCAAGTCTAACTCCAGCACCGATAGCATCAAACCATTCCATACGCTTCAATGCTTCCTTGTCTACATTCTTCCAATTCTGTTTTAAACCGAGTTTACCAAGTTGCATGTTTGTGCGGTGTCTGATGAAATCCTTTAAATCTTCCTTGGTAAGACCTTCAATGTCTCCATGCTCAAATACCTTATCAATAAAGTTATCTTCTAAAGCCACAGTATCTCTTGCTGCTTGGTAGATTTCTTTCTTGAATTCGTCGGTCCAGATTTCCGGATTTTCTTCAATAAATGTTCTAAACAAATAACAACCAAATTCCGAATGTAGCGTTTCATCCTTAATACTCCAAGTGACAATCTGGCTCATGCCTTTCATTTTATTATAACGAGAGAAATGCAAAAGGACAGCAAATGAAGAAAAAAGAGAAACGCCTTCTGTAAATGCAGAGAATACAGCAAGAGACTTTGCCATTGTCATCTTTTTCTCTATTGTCATATCAGTTGTATCAATATTACCAGTTTCTACAAGACGATCAATCTTGGCTTTAATAGTTGGCTCTGCAAGGAATGCTTCATAATCAGCAAATCCAAGAGTTTCATCAAGTAAAGAATAGGCTTGTGTATGGATGGTTTCAAAGGAAGCCATTGTTGTAGCAGCCATAACAACTTCTGGATGCTGGAACCAACGACCTACCTTGTTAGACCAATAATCATTAACGAAGATTTCAGTCTGTGTAAAGCCCTTTAGAATGCCACCAATAATAGACTTCTCTGAAGGAGTAAGGTTCATATTCCAATCAAGAAGATCCTGATTAAGAGTTACTTCTGAAGAAAGCCAATGTGCTTGTTGTTGTTTGAGCCAATACTCATAGGCTTGTGGATATGAAAATGGCTTGAAATTGATGCGACGATCTAATAGGGACATATAACACCTCAATGATTTTTCTGGAAATCTCTGATCTTTTCACGGAAGAAGTTCTTGAGATTACCGTCCTCAAGTTCTTCCTGATCTGATTTCATCTTATTAAACTCTTCTTCGGAAAGAATACGGAGTTTAGAACGGGCTGTGTCCAAGTGTATTTGGAATTGAACGCCATCTACACCGGCTCTGTTCTTTGCAATGAAGATATTGCCATAACCTGTGCTCTTGCTCATGCTCTTTCTGGCAAGACCGAGAACAAAGTCTGCAACGTGTGCCTGACCATAAGCTTCTGCCATATTTGTAAGGTCAACGTAATCTTTATTAGCGCCTTCCTTATTTGACTGTGAAGCGGTCCATACTGGAATATCTACTTCATTAGCAAAGCCACGAAGTTCTTCATAAATCTTCTTTAGTTCAAGACGTAGAAGCTCATACTTCTCTGTTGAACGCATAATACCAGCATAATCAAGAACCAAAACGTCTGGTCTAAAGCCTTCATTAGAAAGCTTATCAATATGCGAACGAAGGGTGTTGATTGTAGCTGTTCCTGTTGGATAATACTTAATCTTTAGACGACCAAGAGTTTCAGCATTATCTTCGTAATACTTCTTGATCTTCTCTTTGTGTTCATAACAATCAATGCTATCAATATCAAGCAAATGACTGTCATAACGAATACCAACAGCTCTCTCATTTAGTTCAAACGTATAATGCAATACGTTCTTGCCTTGTAGGAGAGCCTGTGCTCCAAAGTGGGTAAGTAGGTGGGATTTACCTACCCCTGTAGGAGCAATGATTACACCAAGTTCACCGGCACCAAGACCACCATTAAGGATCTTCTTTTCATCAAGTTGTTTAATGCCAGTAGCGACAGTTCTGCGGAAGGTTTCACTATAACGGGCATCAACATCATCCTTAAGCTCAAGCCCAGGAGAATGCTCATTGCCAGCGTTAATAGCCGATTTAATCGTCTCTACTACCTTCTCATACTTCTCTGTCTCAATGAACTCAATGGAGGCTTCAAGAGCCTTCTGGAGTCCTGCACGCTTACAGAAGTCAAGAGACTTCTCTTTAACATATCCAAGATCACCAAGATCCTTGTTTTCTTCTACACGAAGTAGGAAATCATGGATTTGGGAACGAAGAATGCTATCAGATGGGTTCTTTAGCTCTGATGCTACGATTTGAGCAAGCAAAGCCATTGATGGGAACTCCTTATACTTCTTGTTATAAGACATATAAGTGTCAGCAATCTTTTTAAGATATGCGAACTGGAAGAAGTTAACATCAAGAACTTCCGCAAACTGTCCTGCCCAATTTCTATCAATCAAGAAAGCTTGGACAATCTTTTCTTGGAAGCTCTTATCAAAAGAGAAATGTTTTCCAGTTTCAGTCTTCACTGGCTCTGGTTTGGTCTGTTCGCCGCTCATCGTTTTCATAAATACTACGCTCATAGGTTCTTTCTACCTTACCTTACTCAATTCTGAAATTTTATTTAAACCCTTATTTTTATCGGAGAAAATTACGCATCTGTGAACAAAACCGGTCATAATCAAAGGTTGTATTAATGCCGCACTCAAGCACGGTTTTGATCAATCCAAGCTTATCCATACGAGGCTCATGGTTATCCACAATGTAGTTAATCTTGTTAATCTGACTGGCACTTAAATTGCTACTGTTAAGATACATTAAGTCCCAATTACGTCTTATTAGCTGTTCACATTCTACAATATCATTATAAACGGCAATAGGTTTCTTCTTTCCTATATTCGCTGCCTTGGCTTCTGTTATGATGGTAGCTATATCCAGGTCTTCGTCTACGGAAGCCATTTTAGGAAATCGTTTAGCTACCGTCTTGAACCCTGCTCCTGGCACCCCTGCTACATTATCACTATCATCACCAGCTATGGTTTTAGCTAAACAAAAGTTTCTGGCAGATATACCAAACTTATTAATAACTTCATTTCCATCTACAATCTTACGAGTTGCAGGATCATATATTTCTATAAGCGGATTATGAAGTAATTGGTAAAAGTCTTTATCGTTAGAAACGATTATTCTTTTAGCGGTTGAGTTATGTAGTTTATCTTGAGCAAGATAAGCGATGATATCATCACATTCTGTATCTTGCACGTAAATCTGACATACGGGAGTGCTCTTGAGTAGAGCTGTTAGCATCGTGATCTGCTGAATTCTTGTTTGATCATCTAATGCTAAAACATCCCGAATGCTCTCCTTTCCTTGTTGGATTTTCTTCACTTCCTTCATCTTGGCTCTATTCGCCTTGTATTCGGGGGAAATGTGTCTGCGCCTTTGAGACGGACCACCGTTTTCCCAGACAACGTATACACGGGATGGGCAGAAGGTTCCAACAAGGTAGTCAACCGATTTCAAGAACCCAACCACTCCTCCTACCGGCTGACTATGGAGATTTATTTCCTGATTAACCAAAAAATGCCTGATGAAATTATTAAAACCATCGATCAGGATGATTGGTCTTTCTTGATTGGGTTGAGACATATAGAGAAGGTATACTATCCCTTTTAATTGATATACCAATTGAAAACGCCGCTGAGAACAAATCCCAACGGCGCTATTCTTTTATGTTTTTATTTTTTTCAGCGACCTGACGAACCAAATCCAGCAGAACCACGATTGGTTTCTGTCACCTTATCGCTCTCACTCATTACTACCTCTCCAGCAGTAGATACCTTATACACAACTAACTGTGCAATACGATCACCTACGCCAAATACAGCATCTTCTGAACCCATATTAACAAGCGTAACTCCTATTTCACCACGATAGTTTGGATCTATAATGCCACCAACAGGAAATACTCCCTTACTGGCTAATCCACTACGTCCCTCTATCTTCATAAAGATACGATTACGATCATTATCCATTATTGGCATATCTGCAAGTTGAATACCAGTTGCCATCTTCTTTACAGTTCCGGCTGGAATTGTAACATTCTCCGAACAATAAACGTCAAATCCAATATCCCCATCTCTTACGGCATGAGGGATCTTTGCATTTTCATTCATGCACTTGAATTTAATGTTAATGGTTCTGGAAACCTTTGGTATCTGTGGGTCATACCAGTTTTTATCAACTGTTCTATATGAACTCTGTGCTATGCTATCACTTATATTGTTACTCATACTATATTTCTCCTTAAAAAGATAAGGGCGACAATCCATTAACTTTTCAGTTATTTTAGATTATCGCCTTTATTTTGGGTGTTATGTGTGTATTGGGGTTGTTATAATCAGGCGCTTAACTCGTCAGCGGTTCTTACATCACCATCAGCTATACCCTCATAAGTGATATGATCCTCTGGTTTTTCATTGCCGCTAATGATGAGTGCAGCATCCATCAGAGCGTTAACATATTCTGAATACTCTGCTTTGTTCAAAACTTTCTGTGCAAATTCGTTTTTATAGAACTTGACTTCGGTTCCTACTTCACCTGTTCTTAAGTCGGTTACTGTGAATGTTTTCCATGCACCATCACCGGCAATAGATACAGACTTATCTCCTACAACAACACCATTCTTTGCATTCTTACAATGCTCACGAAGAAGGTCAAATATCTCTTCTTCTTCAAAGATGCCACGTCCAAACAAGATACGGAAACCAACCTTACGGAAAGGCTTTGCTACCTTGTTCTTAATGGTCTTTGCTGTTACGTTAATCCCGAGGACGTTATCATCCTTATCCTTTATAGCTGAACCACCATCAAGGCGGATACGAACCGAAGAAGAATATGGGATTGCCATGCCACCAGATGTTGTGGTTGGATCACCGAACATTACGCCGATCTTCTGTCTCTGTTGGCTTACAAGAACCAATAGAACCTTCTGACCACCGATAACGTTAGCAATCTTTCTCATGCCCTTGGATAGAACACGGGCTTGTAGACCTATTGTGTTCTGATCATAGTCGCCTTCCAGTTCAGCCTTTGGGGATGATTGAGAGACGCTATCCCAAATGACGGTAACAGGAACGTCTTTGGTCATAGTGCGGGCTTTAAGGATAGTGCTCTCTATTACGGAGAGTATTTCCTCTGTGCATGGGGACTGAACGAAAACAAATCTTCTTGCTACATCAACGCCCATATTAGCAAGGGTGTCTGGATTTGTTGCGTTCTCGGTATCAATATAGACCGCAATGCCACCCATTCTTTGGGTAGAACGTGCTATTTGAGCCATTAGGGTTGATTTACCGATACCGGGTGGACCTTGTATTTCTACAATACGTCCTTCTGGCATTCCACCGCCACGACGATTAGAGATAATATAATCTAACTGACGTGAACCTGTAGAAATCCAGCGATGAACATGGGTTGGTGCATCGTCTACACCAAGATTGAAAGCAATCTTATCGTTATGTTCTTTATTGATTGCTTTGATAAGATCGGATGAAAAGTCATCCATTACTGTATCTTGAACTGTTTGCTGCGTATCTCCTGATTTTTTTGTTGTAGGTTTTGCCATGTGTTTCCTTCTTCTTTTTACATCATACAGAAATCTAAATCATAGATAAACGAATAGGACCACATTTTTGGTGCGGTCCTACTGTTTTCTATCCCATGTTTATTTCAGAGGTCAGAAAAGGCATCATCGATCGATTTCTTTGCCTTCTTTGCCTTTGCCTCTGAAACGGTCCTATCCTTGACCTCTTCTACTTCCTCTGTCTCTTCGGAGGAGGAACCATTACCAGCAAGGAAGTTTTGAAGCATAGCATTAAGCTCGTCCTCACTCTTTACTTGCGCCTTGAAGTAAGCCTCAAGGTTAGGAATGGCAGCAACAATCTTATCTGACACATCACTGCTCTTGGCAAGCGGTGAGGGCTTACGTCGTGGCTGAAGCTTGATATCCTTAACTGGATTACCAGCAAAGGTCTTATCAGTTGGAGATACGGTTACTGTGAAGTCATAACCGTTTTCTGGATCCATAAGGTTTTCATCCTTATAGTCAGGGTGAGCAAGAACGCTGTAAATATCCTTTACAAGCTTGCTGTTTAGCTCCCAGAGCTGAACACCCTTATCCTCTTCACCACGAACGATGATTGGGGCATAGTAGCGTTCCTTTGGCTGGAGATTACGCCAAAGTGTCCAAGCTTCCTTGGACTTATCCTTCTTTAGCTCGGTTAGGAGATTAAAGACAGGATCGGTTGTGCCTTCAAACTGACAACCGGCGACGAAACGGCGTTCCGAAAGAAGACGACTATCATAATAGCTTACCTCATGGAAAGGCTGACCATTACGATCTTGATATGGGAGGAAGCGAATGTCATGCTGACCAAGCTGCGGCTTCCACCAGTTTACTTTTGTCTTTTCTGTGGTCTTTGAACCGGCTGCTGCACGATTACCAGAAAGTTGATTGATTTTTGCCTTAATGGCATCAAGATTGTAGCTCATTTATTCACCTATGTTGCCCAATGGGACTTTAATGATACAGAGGAAGGATATAAGCCATAAAATCCACTATTGGATACAAAAGCTTATAAGAACCTCTGTATGTTAAATATACATCAAAATACTGTTTTTGTCTCTCTCTGTTCTTATAACCTACATCACCAGAAAATACATTTAAACCGCTATATTTATAGAAAACTGAAAGGCTATAATATGAAAATTACTGTTAAACAACTTAAGCAACTTATCCGTGAACAAGT